CCGCCACAGTATCGAACGAAACAGCCTTCGCTCTGCCTTCCGCAAGTGCGTATGCGCTGTTTGCTTTGTTCTGTGCGTTGGTTACGGCGGTGCGAATGTCCGAGTGCGCCGTTCCGGACGTATTGTGAGTGTTCACCGCTCCGCTCGGTTCAGCGCCGATGTTTGCAGGAGTAAGATTGACAGTGCCTTTTCTGTAGGCGGTTTCCTTATCGCCCTTGACACCCGTTACGATACCGCCGCCCGTGATACCTTTGACCTGCTCGTAGACTTCATCGATTGCGCCCTGCACATTCTCCGCCGAAATGCCCGCCGCCGTACCACTGTACTTGACAACTTCCGCCTCGGTTTCGGGATGGATTAAGACGGTATCTTCCGCACTGACTTTCTGAATAATCTGAAACTTATTTGTAGTTTGAGCCATGTTATTTGTCCTCCATTTTCTTGAATACAAAATCGCCGTCTGGGATGTCTTCGGTTATCTTATCAACCGCCTGCAATTTCCCTTTGGCAAGTTCTCCGAGTTTAATCTTATTTGTTTCGCCGTTTTCTCCAACGACAAGAATAAAGGAGTCGCGTTTATCGACTCCCAGTTTGATTTCCTCATAGTCCGTCACATCGTTTGACAATAGGTTCAGTTCACTCGCCGTCATTTTCCCGTCAAGCGGTTTCCCGTTGATGGACGGCTTGTTCTTTAACCGATTGTAGTTGTAGGTTACGGTAATTCCGGGCGTGACGTTAACTTGTCCCTGATTACCATAGTAGTTTTTATCCGCCATTTTCCACCCTCTCCAGTACTTCTATTTTTTGACGATGCACAAGTGTTACCTCTTGCTCGTCTATCAAGGTGGCGATGATGTCGTATTTCAAAAAACCTGTTTTAAAGTCCTTTGTCACTTCTCCCGGTATTCGAATGCGGAATTCGTCCTCTTCTCTATCCGCCTCTTCTTCGATTCCAAGTTCTTTGCACGCGAACACCACCTTTTCTATCAGTTCAGGGTCGACATTTCCAAACGACAAACCGAACTCAAAAACATCGCCCTTCACCACTTGCAGCATAGCTGCTATTCTTCCACGAAAACGATAGAGGAAATCGTTGTCGTTGTTCCGCTTTTTACTTTCTTTTCTACCTTGCACGATATCTCTTTCAAGTGCTTTTCGTTCTCGGCAAGGTTGTTGAAGATGTCAGGCGTTACTTGGTCTTCTGCCTTATAATCGCTCTTTGGCTCTTTCCAATTTGCCATTCATACCCTCCTTATATCGTTCTTCCGCGCGTCTCTTGTTTCAGTCCGCCGTCAAATGTAAACTTGTTATACTCGCACACAAGGTCTTGACTATCACCGAACCGATCCACCGACACATACTTCTCTCCGAGATTGAGTTCCGGGTTACCGCGCCAAGTGGTTGTTATGACACCCTCTCCCGCGTGCATCTTTTCAAGCAAGAAGTTTGCAATGTATTCCGCTTGGTCGTGGCTTTGTACGAGGTCGCTTGACGGGTGCGAATACTCAGTTATTCCGTTATTACGCACGCTTTCATCGTCCTGTTTTGTCAAAGCCTTTGTCGTTATCTCGATTGCCTTGCCCGTAACCGTCAGAACCGCCTTTTGCTTTTCGGCTGTCTTGTTCTTCGCAACGACCGAGCAAGCATTGACACCGCCTTGGAAGTCGGTCAATAGCACGTTTAAGTTATCCGTTCCCATTGCAGGGTACGCAACTTCGGTATTATAATCGAGCGTCAGCTCAAGCGATGCGTTCGGCTCTATATTGAGTTCGACCGATACCGCTTCGACCGTATCGTTCGACAAGGATACGTCACAGTATTCCACAGAAATACGGTTCGCAAACTCGGTCAGAGAAACACTCGATGAGTACGAAAACATATTGCTTTTATCTATCCTTATTGCTGTCTTTGTCTTTGTTTCTTTCTCCGAGCGGACATTGATTTTGTCTTCACGATCTACATAGATTTTGCAAAGTCCTGCGTTGGCGATTTCCTGTAATGCATCCCAAGCCGTTCCCTTTGGCAGGAATGCCATCGGTACAACGACCGATTGTAAGTCTTTGGAGATGACGATTGTGTCCGCCGTTTCCCCTATTTTCAAGAGAATGTCGGCGGCAATATCGTATAGCGATGCGTTCTCCGTCAGCGGAAAGCCGACATAGGTCTTTTTCTGTAACCGCATCAGCCTGTCTACCGCACTGCACTTTACCCATTGAGAGTCTTGGTTTATCTGCCACTCGTCCGAATAAAACGTGCCGAGCGGTTGGTATTTGACTACCCCGTTGGTTTCTATTCCTATACTCGGCATCAATTTTCGGTCGAGTATCATAAGCGAACGGAGATAGCCCTTATCGAACTTTCTGTCCTTATTAAAGATGTTTACAGTCATCGTGTCGGATACTATGTTGTAGTTTCCGTCCGCCGCCCCCATCTCTTCGGACACTTCGAACATTTCAATGGCATCGCCCTCGTACCGTTCCATCATTCGGTCGTAGAACTTCAATATTTTCGCACAGGCATTCGGCTTGCTCCACTTGGTTATCGTCAGCCTGATGGATGTAATGTCTTCAAGCTGCGGAGTCAATCGGACCTGTATCTGATTATTGACGGTCACGCTATCCGAGTGAACAATCTTCCCGTCTCGTTTGTACTGCAAAATGAAGTCGACCGGGTATTCATTCCGCTTTTCATCGCCCAATACCACCCAAGAGATTATCGGACGCTTAACAAACGATATCTCGATCCATGGCGCATTCGCAAACACACCATTACTACCAGCCAGCGAGCCGCTCCACCAACCGAGAACGACCGAATCGTCCATCATCTGAAAGGAGCCATCCATTGTCGCATTGCCGTCCATCGTACAGCCTTTGACTGTCGGCACAAGGTACGCACCGAACACTTCGTCCGGGTGGCTGATAGCCGAATTGCCGCTTTCCGTTGTTTGAATGTCCTTGCTGATTTCCGTATCCGAGTAGATAACATCGACTCTGCCGAGTATTTTCCGTGGATTATCCGTATATTCCATAGGTTATCTCTCCACAAAAGCAACACTGACGCTTGCCCACATTATCTTGCCTTTTACCCAATCGTATCGTGGCTGACAGGATAAATCCTGCGGACGAGCGGTCATCGACGTCAACTTCCCCGTTTCGGGATCGTTGTAGTCTATCGTCACGAACGAGCCGCTTTTCGTTTCGGCAGTCAAGAGTCCCATATCTTCTTTCGAGAGATATTTCCACGCGACTTCGACCTTTCTCTTTCTCCCTATAACGTCCACGACCATTGTGCCGTCCATCGTTCTTTCCGATTTATCCAACACTTCGGTCGAGCAAGTGAGTTCGGTCGGCGCTTTTATCGTCTTACTGTTTATCTTAAAGAAAACCGCCACTTTACACCTCCCTTAAAGCAATGCCGTTTCGCTTGTATTCTTTGTTCAGTCTCGGCATAATAAGCCTTGCGAACTGCTGTCCGTCAATCTCCAAAACGATGTCTTTTTGCTCTTCTCCACCATTATTGCCGATTGCCGCTATCCCTTGGAGCATTCCATTGACCATATCTCCATAGGGACTGCTTCCGCTACCGACTACCGCGCGATTTGCCGATGCGGTGATGTTCAGCGAAGACGCGACCTGTGCCGCCGCTTGCTCTAACACCGGTGTGTTGTCGTACATTCCGTCTGCCATCATATCCATTAGGTTCGGTATCCACTCGTCTGCCGTATGTCCCGGACCTTTCTTTGTCGGCGAGCCGAAACCGAGAAAGTCTTTTATCGACTGTCCGACCGATTTTACTCCGTCTACGACTTTACTCCATGCTTTCTTTATGCCGTCACCGATATTATTAATTAGGTTTTTACCCCAGTTGAACGCTTGCTTGAACAGGTTGCTAAAGTAGTCTCCGATACTTGAAAACAACCCCGTTATCTTATCCCAAATCCAACCGCATACCGAGCAGATCCCGTTCCAAATATTCGTGAAAAAGCCGCTGATACCCGTCCAAATATTACGGAAGATATCCAGCACATTCACACCGATACCTTGAAAGAAGTCTACGAACCCTTGCCCAAAGCCTTTGATAAACTCCCAAATACCGAGAAAGATATTCTTAATAGCGCTCCAAATGCTCGTGGCGATGTTTTGCATATGCGTCCACGCATCCGACCAATCGCCTTTGAGTATCGCGCACACGAACTTTATCACTTCGATGATGGCATTCGCCACATCTAAAACCGCACTCAAGAACGGACCGAGAGCTGCAATGATTCCGTTGACAACTCCAACCACTACCCCGTACAGCACTTCGATGATTTTGCCAATCAAGTCAAACACGGGTTTCAAGAGTTGGTAGAGTTCTACGATGGTATCCCAAAGCGATGCGAAGAGCGCCTTTATCTTCTCCCACAGCGGTTCGACATAGTTTAGGAATTTCAGTATTGCATTGCTGACAACGTCAAGCGCACTTTTTATAATCGACCAAAGACGGGTGAACACATCCTTGATGATTTTGAGTATCTGCTTGCCATACTTCTGCCAAAAGGTCTTGATGCCGTTGACCGTGTCCACCACGATTTTCTTTACGAGCGGCCACACTTTCTTGGCTATGGCAAGCACTTTGGAGAAGACTTCTTTCACGCATTTCCAGACTGTTTTCAAGGCTTGCACAACCGCCGCTTTGATGCGTTCTCCGTTCTCGTCCCACCACGCTTTTATAGCGTTGGCTACGCTTATAATGACAGACTTAATCTTCTCCCATATGCGGATTACGGCATTTCGGAAGTCTTCGTTCGTCTTCCATAAATACACGAGTAAAGCGACTACCGCTGCTATTGCTATGCCGATGAGTCCCGCTTTCGTGAATAGGACTTTTGCCACCTTAATGATTGTGCCGAGACTGCCGACAAGTTTCCCTATTACGATAAGCAATGGTCCGATTGCCGCCGCAAGCAGTGCTATGACTACAATTTGTTTTCGCGTTCCCATAGACAGTCCCATAATCTTTGCCGTCAGTGGCGAGATATACTTCGTTATAAACTGCCGAATGAGCGGAATCAATACATCGCCAAAGGAGATCGCTATCTCTTCAAGCTCGGATTTTAGGATCTTCCATTGTCCTTGCAAAGTATCGAGCTGCGTTGCCGCCATGTCGGTCGCTTTGTTCGTTCCCGTAATGGCTTTGGTCATTCCCCTTACGGCATCACCGCCTGCCGACATCAAAGCAAGCATACCCGGACCGCCCCTTGCTCCAAATATCTTCATTGCTTGCGAGGTGTCCAACCCAGCGTCTCTTAACCTGTCAAGAATTGATGCGAAATCGTTGGTTGCCGGATTCACGTCTTCTACGGCTATGCCGAGTTCTTCAAAGACTCCGAGCGCCGCCGTTGACGGGTTCATAAGAGATACGAATGCTTGTCGAAGCGAAGTTCCTGCCGTACTTCCGTCATAGCCTGCATCGTATAACACGGACAGTGCGCCGACCGTTTCTTCTATCGTATAGCCAAGGCTGTTTGCCACAGGACCGACATATCCCATTGAGTTTGCGAGTTTATCCATCGATGCCATAGAGTCACCGATTGCCGCCGCAAACACGTTGGTCACTCGCTCTGCTTGGTTTGCTTCCAAGCCGAACTGGTTTAAGGTCGAAATAACGGTTTCTGTTGTGAATGCCAAGTCACTCTGCGTTGCCGATGCAAGGTTCAGGGTTGCCTCGATGGAGTCAGCCATCTGGTCGACCTTGTAACCTGCCGATGCCATGTAGTACAAAGCGTCCGCCGCGTCCGATGCCGAGAAAACCGTCTTCGCACCCATTTCACGGGCGATCGACGTCATTCTTGCGAGTTCTTCGCTCGTAGCGCCTGCGACAGATGCCGCGTTTGCCATTGATTGCTCGAACTGTTGCGACACCATGACTGACTTCGTGCCGAGTGCCACAAGCGGAGCCGTAACCGTTGCCGAGAGTTTCGTTCCCGCTTTCATCAGGCTTGCCGACACCTTTTGTATCTTCTTTTGGGCATTGTCTAACCCTTTCGAGAGCGAGGATATGTCCGCCGCTATCTTTACCACAAGGTTTCTTATAACCGCCAACTGTCCTCACCCCCTATTTGATTATTACCCCTTGCTCTGCCGCCATTGCTTTGAGAACGGCATCACCCGCCGAGTTTGTTTTTTTCGGTTTCTTCCTTATATCTTTCAATACCTTTAAAAGACTCGGCAACTTCTTTTGCCTTGCAAAGGCTTCCGTATGCCACGCAAGCGTGATGTTGTCCTCGAACAGTCGAGTTTCCCGCTCTCGCTTTTGCTTTGCAAGGAGCATTACTTCATACGGAGTGTAATTGCCGATTCGTAAGGGATCTATGTCAAAGAACACGACTGCCTTTTCGCAAAACTCGGAAAGGTCAAAAGCAGTCTCACTTATTCCCCCTGTTTACCTTCTGCCTTGCCGAATGCAAGCGTAAAGGCTTCGCCGAGTTTGTCCGCAATCTCGGTGATGTTTGAATACTCGTCAATAAGGTCACCGACCTTTTCGAGCGTAAGGGTTTTGTCTTCGTGGCAAAGACCCGCATACACGATAATGAGCAAGTCTTTGATGCCCACGTGCGAAAGGTCAAGCGCTGTAATGTTCTTGCACGTAAGGTCTTCCACCTTGACGAGCGCATTGATGCCGTATCTCAATGTTCTGGGTTTATCCAGATTGATGGTTACTCCGTTCTTCATTCTTACTCTCCTTTATGGAAACTCAATTCGCCCGTACCCGTGAGTTCAAGGCTGATGCTGACCACGTCATCCACCGGGTCTTCGATTGACAAACTGCTGATGTATGCCGTTCCCTGATAGTAGTTCGCATTATCCACATACAGCTTTACGATTACGGTCGTGCCTGCAAGATATGCCTCTTGCAATGCCGCTTGACCTTGCGTGTCGGTCGGAACTTCGTAATCGCCTTCCGAACTCGCAGTCCACTCTTTCAGTCCCGTGATGTAGTTTTTCCAGTCATCGCCGAGAGCGGTCGTTTCCAAAGTTTCAAGTGACAGTTCAAGCGACCAGTTCTTGATTGCGGCTACCTTTTGGTTTCCGCTCTCACCGATAATCACTTTTCCGTTTTTACCTGCTACCGCCATATAGTCCTCCTATTTTTCATTGTAATAAAACTCGAACTCGATGCTCGACAGGTACTCTTCCGTATTGAATTTCAATGCGGTGTTCCCGTTGTACTCGTAGTCCGTTTTAATGAAAACGGCTTGGACTTCCAAGCCGCACATATTTCCGTGAAAGTCTTGAAAGGCACGCTTTACCATTCTCGACAATTCTCTTGCTTTCTTGAATGTTCTGTCGTGGCACACGAACTGCATCGTCTGCCTGACAAACCCCGTATCGCCTTGCAGAGCCGAATCGTAGTTGGCAAGCACGGGCGAATAAACGATTGCCGGGAGTGGAGCGTCTTCGGGGAGCATTATGGGGAATATCTTATTTCCCACACGTTCTCTTATCTGTTCGTTTTTGCCTAAATACGCATATATTGCTTGGCAGATGTCCGTCATAGTTTTCTCCCCACCGCATTCGAGATTGCTTTCACGATCTCATCGTTTATCTTGTCGATGTTTTCGTCCACGGCATTTCGTAGAAACGGGTTGGCAGCTCTTCCCCTTGCACCGAGTTCTACGAACGTGCCGTATCGGAGCGATTTGTCATAGTCTACCGACACGGTCGCTTTCGTTTCCGTGGCTTTGCCTTCGTTGAGTTTCAGACTCGCTTTCAGCGTTCCCGTATCCACGGGACAGTTTCGCCTCGCATCGTCAAGCGCAATCTTACCGCCTGCCTTTGCTCCCGTCATAAGCACCGATGACGCGGCATCTTCCATTGCTCGGATATCTTTCACGAGTTTGTCTGCGCCTTCCACTTTCGTTTTAACCTTCCGTTGCTTTGCGCTGTAACCCATCGTTCACGATCTCCTTGCAATTGAGTATTGTGGCTTTATGCCCCGTTTTATCGTACGAAACTCCGATTATTTCATATAACGAGTTCCCGTACCTAACGCGATTTAGAACGGTCACGTTAGTCGTGTATCGGAGCGTTATCTTCACCACCGTTTCCGCTGAAACTTGTTGCGCCGTGTAATATTCCGTACCGCTCACGGGTTCGATACTCGCCCACCTTACGTCCGTTTTCACCCATGTTCCTTCTTGTCCGCCGAAATCGTCTCTCTCCCACACAAAGGTCAGGATTTCCACCTTTCGGTTTAGTCTTCCTATATCCATCAGAACCTCTCTTTCCTGTAGGCGAACAGCATTCGCCTGACAAGGTCAAGGGTTTCGGATATCTCGATACCCGTCTTATCCTTTGAGATTTGCCTTTCTTCGTAAAGCGTAGCTACGACTATGAGCATTGCCTGCCGCACGGTTTCGGGAAGGGGCTCGATTTCCGCAAGCGGTCTTCGAAGCACGTCTTCCGTCAGTTCCCGCGCCGCTACTATAAGCGAGGCTATGAGATTTTCCTCGTCATCGCCGTCAACTCTCAAAAACTCTTTGGCTTCTTGAAGAGTAATCATACTCATACCTCCCTATTGTTTTTGGTTTACGCGCCCCTCTTTGCAAGAGTGACGAACGGCGAAACGGTCGCGCTACCCTTGTAAGGAGTGAGCGGTTTCGTCCAGATAGGTTTGCCGTCAACCCTGTAGATGAAACGGAACACGTTTTCATCGTAAAGGAATCTGACATGAATGGAGCTTGACGACTTAATGCCGCCCTTATCGATGAGAAGGTACTGACCGATATCCGCAAGGATAATGTCTCCGACTTCGCCTGCGGCGCTACACTGTTCGATAGGTACGACAGGTCTGCCGAAGAGCGTGCCGTAGGGTTTCTCCGAAAGACCGCCTGCCGGAATATACACGGGTTTATCTCCGATTTTGAGCGTGTAAAGGTAAGGTTCAAGTTCCTGATTGATATACCACACCGCATTCGCTCTGGAACGAGACCACAGTCTGTTCCACATCTTGATGAGGTTCTCCACGGTGATTGTATCCGTCTGGCTTGCTTCTTTCGCCACGGTCACGATTGCACCGCTGTTGAGAATACCAAGCGGTTCGCCCTCGCCGCTGCCCGAAAGGATGGCATCGTCAATTTTGAACCCGAACTCTTCTGCGAATGCCTGACGAATAACAGCTTCGAGTGCCGCCGCGTCCTGCAAGAGTTCATCGGTCGCATAGCAAAGTCCCGTGAGTTTTTTAAGTGACAGTTCCATCTGTCTGAACTTGGGTTTGCTTGCGGTGAGTTCGTCTGCCTCGCCTTCCCAGTAGGTCTGTACACCGCCCCAACGAGAGCCGTTCGCGCGACTGTCTTCGTCAATGGCGTTGATTTTCATTCCGTTTGCGTTGGTGCTGATAGGAATCTTTTTGACCTTGCTTGCGAGAATACCCGTTTCATAGGTTCTCTTCAAGAGTTCGGTCACGAAATCCTGCTGTACAAGGAAACCGCCGTCCGAGGGAGTGGTTTCGTTAAGACCGCTTGCCGCTCTCGTGGAAAGTCTCTCGTCCACCTTACCGCCCGGCATTGCCGCTCTATATGCCGCCATGAGCTGTTCGCCGAAAGACGAAAATCTCTTTTCGGTGTCCTTGGCGGGAGTGGGTTTTACTTCGGGTTTCTCGGTCGAACGGTCTTCGGGTTCGATAGCGAGAAGTTTTTCCGCTCTGCCGATACTCTCATCCCACGCACGGATTTCCTCTTCATACTTGTCGATGTCCTTCTGCTCTTCTTCGGAGAGGAAACGGTCTTCGGCTTCCGCCTTATTAAGTACCGCCATCGCCTTGAGTCTTGCGTCCTCTCTCTTTGCTTTCATTTCGAGAATTTTCTTCATATTCATCTGTTTTCCTCCGATTAAATGATTTTGAATTTTGCTTGCAGGTTCTTGAGTTTTTCCTGCTGTTTCGCCTTTTTAACTGCGTTTTCCGTTTCTTCCGCTACTTTGCGTTGCTCGGTCTTATACACGTCATATTCTTGCATCGCACGAACACCGACATCGGTTGCCGTGTATGCCGGGAACGTTACGGGCGAGACGTCAAACAAGCGAACTTTCTTGAGTTCTCTCGTGTCGATTCCGTCTTTGGATGACCATTCATCGTCTTCCACCACGAAACCGATTGACATCTGCGAAATGTCCCCACGGCGGATACTCGTGGTGATGTCTCTTGCCCAACTCGTATCCGGCGGAGTAATGCGGACACGGAGTCCTACATCGTCTTCTACGAGTTCGAGCGTTCCCGCTCTGTTTCTGCCGAGTACATAGTTTGGATCGTGATTGAACAAAGCGCGGATATCATCTCTGCCGATGCTCTCCGCAAACGCGCCTTTTCTCACTTTCTCTTTGAAAGGGAAAATACCACCCAAGGTTTCAGACCACGAATCGAAAACGGCGGCATGTCCTTCGATACACGTTCCGCCGTCACTTTCGTTTATTCTTATTTCCTTTAGCGGGAGCATTCGGAGTTCCTTTTTGTTCGTTTTCTTCTCCATTGCTACCTCCTTCGTCTGGATTGTTTTGTTTGTTCTGCTGTCCGACCTGTGCCGACATCATCGAACCATTGACGAGATAATCGTCACCGCCCTGTTCTGCCGGGACAAGACTCATATCTTCAAGCCGCCTTATATCATTGATAGACAACCACCCGTTTTGCCGTCCTATGGAATAGCCTTCCATTCGGGATTTGTAGTCACCGCGCAATAGTCCGTCCACATTAAACTTGGCGAAATACAAAAGCCGTTCTTTCTCGTCAAGGAGTGAACGGCTTATCTCTTGCTCCCACCTTACAAGCCACGGCCGTATGGTGTGCTGAACAAACTCTATGGATTGGTGTTCTATGTTGGAAAAGGTTGCCCTTTCAAGGTCACCGACAAGGTGCGGCGGAACACGGAAGATACGGCATATCTCGTTCACTTGGTACTTTCTCGTTTCCAAGAACTGCGCGTCTTCGGGTGCGATGCCTATAGTGTGGTATTTCATACCTTCTTCAAGAACCGCCACCTTATGGCTGTTCCGTGTTCCCTGATACACTTGATTCCAAGACTGTCGGAGTTTTTCGGGATCTTTGAGCGTGCCGGGGTGTTCCAATACACCGCCCGGTCTTGCTCCGTTGCCGAAGAACTTCGCACCGTACTCTTCCGTTGCCAAGGCGAGTCCGACAGCCTCTCTTGCTTGCGCTATGGGGCTCAATCCTTTCACTCCGTCTATGGACATCGCTTTGATGTGGAAGATTTGGTCTGGTCGGTAGACATAGGTTTTGTTGGTTATTTCGTCCGAATAGGTGTACTTAATCTTACCTGTGGTGCTGTCGCGTTCCACCACCATTTGGTTCGGCTTTAAGTACCACAATTCGGTCGTATGACCTTGTTTTCGGATGATTCTTGCGTATGCGTTACCCCACAAAAGGAGCGATGTCATCATCGTTTCCCTGAACTCGAAACTCGTCATCTCTTCGTTCGGGAACTCATAAAGGCAAGAAAAAAGCGGATGTTGCTCCGCCATTTCATTCTTACCGCCTTTTCCTTTCTTAAATAGGTGTAGCGGTAAACTCGCTATTGTCTCCGCCAAGATCTTCACGCAAGCATAAACGGCGGAAGTTTGCATCGCCCGCATTTCGTCCACATTGATGCCGCTGTTGCTGTTGCCGATAAAGTCGACATCTACACCCCTGATGAACTCTTGCATTTCCTTTGATGGTGCTGTTCGCTTCTCTTTTTTAGGAGCGTCTCTGCTCCGTCCGAATATTCCCATTTTACCTCCATAAATGCCGAACACCGCCTTTGTTTTGGCGGTGTCCTTGCTTGGTTGTTTTCTATGTTATACGATTGCGGTGTATCTCGGATAGGAGAACCCCTCGCTGTTGATTAGGATTTTGTAGTTTCTATCCTTGCATTGGAGTGCTATCATGTGCCACACCCCGTCTTCGTCTACTCGCATAAGGTCTTTATTTTCCTGTACCCATTTGCAGTCTTCGAATAGGTCGTTCGCTACCTTATCGAACTCGGTTGCGGTCAGATGGATTGTTTTCTCCACTTTGACTTCCGCTTTCGGCATTTCCTTGCCGTGCATGTATTTGTATTCGGCTACCGCATCGTGCCAGTCCTTTATGTTTGCTACCTTTCTCACGATTATTGCTTTCATCTCTGCCACCCCTTATTTGTTCGTTTTGGCGGCTTTCCTGCCGAGTTCGTAGGCTTCTTCGAGCATTGCCTTTATGCTCCACACACTCATTTCGATGAAGTCTTCGCTGTCGCTGTTTCGGGTTTCGAGGTCACCTCTTTCTTCGATGCTGTATGAGTTCTTTTTTGCGATTTCGATGAGTTGTTTTTTCATTGTTTTGCTCCTTTGTTTTTGTACCTACAATATACCGTAAACAATCGAAAGAGCCCAGCGAAAACGCGTGAAAACACAAAGAATTAACAAACAAAAACAAGGACTAACCCGCCCTGTCGGACGGTCGGATTTTTTGTCTTTTTCGGTCGTTTTTAGTCCTTTTTTAGCGGTTTGCTATCGATAAGTGCCATTAGCGTATTGTCGATTGCTTTCCATTCGGCATTGCATATCAGCTCGGCGTATTGTCCTTGCATCTGGGAGCGATACATCTTTGCCTGATGCTTGGCGAACTCGTCTGCTATAATTTCGGGAGCGTGTTCTACATCGGCGAGTATCGTTGCTTTGAGTTCTTCGACTTTGGCATCGTACGCCTTGTTCTCTTCTTCGGTTGCGTGGGTGTGGAAGCCGTGACTGTAGCATTTGAGTGTTCTGAAGATGTCCTTTTGTTTTGCCATTGTTCTGCCCTCCTTATGCCACCGTGATGTATCCGTTTTCGTCCATCGTGTATTCGAGTTTGATGCCGTTTCTTTTCGCGTAGTCGATAAGGTAATTGATTGCCGTTCTGTAGTCTTTGACCGCGTCCGTGTATTTCACTTTGTTGTAGTGGTTATGGTCTCTCACCAGTGCGTTAAGCTTGTTCTTGCAGTAGTTGCGGATTTCCTTTTTCGTTTCCATTTTTATGCTCCTTTCGGCTGTTGCCCTTGTTTTGTTTTTGTACCTACAATATACCGTAAACAACCGAAAGAGCCCAGCGAAAACACGCAAAAACACAAAGAATTAACAAAGAAAAAGGGCTTTGTTTTTGCCCTTTATTCGATGGTAAAATCTTCGATTTTCTCGTACTTTCTCTCTACCATTATGCCCTTTTCTTCAATGTGCTTTTCCATACTCTCCGTTGTCGGGAACTTGGCAAGCATCTGAAAGCGCGTTTTAGGATCGGTGTACACGATTAGTTTCGTATATCCACCTTTCACCGCCTTTTTGTATTCCTTTTCGTCATCGATGATTCCCACTAGTGCCGACATAAAAAGTTCGGAATCTATCGGAAGATTCGCATAAATGCCCGTCATCGGATATCTCTTGTAATATTCGACCGCAGCGGCTTTGAGTAGTTCGTCCATTTTTCTTCTTTCTTCGATCGTTCCATCGAAGTCGATGTCAGCCGCTCCGCCATCACCGCTGTCATTATACCATCCGACTTTCTTGCCTTTATAATAGATGCTGCCTTGAACTCCGTCCCAGTCTCTTCCCCGAAAGGTTCTTATGCCTTTCAAGGTAAATCCAAATATGCTTGCCATTAGTCTTCCTCCGTTTTTTGGTCGTACACTTCAATGGTTATCTTCATACCCGTTCGGAAGCCAAGTTTATATGCCCTATGCTGTTCGTTTCCCATTCGTTCGATGACTTCTTCCATAAACTCGTTAAAGAGTGTCATCTGCTCTTCGGATAGGCTTTCTTTCAGTTTGGCATACAGTCGTTCTTCTTTTTTGGACGATGGCAAGGCTTTGTAAGCATCTCGCCCGATGTTCTGTCCGTCATAGATTTTCTCGATTAAACTCATTGATTGTTCCACCTTTTATTTGGTATCACAAACAATAGCGCGTTCGCCGAGGAAAGTCCAGACGAAAATGCCCCGAAACAAAAGAATTATCATTTAATCGTAGATTTCGACACCGTCACGAATATGCTTGACCTGCACCGCCGGACAGAGTTCCTTGTAGCGTCTGACAATAACATCGCAATACTTCGGTTCGAGTTCTATGGCACAGCATTTGCGGTTCAGTTGTTCCGCCGCCACCAAGGTCGAACCGCTACCGCCGAATGGTTCAAGCACGGTATCCCCTTCGTGGCTGCTGTTGTAGATGAGCTTAGCACAAAGGGTTATCGGCTTCATTGTCGGATGATCGGCGGACTTGGACGGCTTATTGTCGAGAATAACCGAAGTCGGTTGCTCGAACAGTTTATCGATAAAGTCCACAAGGTCGGCTTTACTCATTTTCCTTGCATTTAGCCTCACGTCTTCATAGACCGTTGAGAGCGTTCTGTCGTTGATGAAGTAATGCCCGGCACCCTCTTTCCATCCGTATAGGATAGGCTCGTGTATCCACTGATAGTCCTGTCTGCCAAGCGTAAAGTGGTTCTTATACCACACAAGCGTTTGCGCGTATTTGAAACCCGCATTCACCATTGCCTTGATGAAGTTTACAGATTCTTTCGTGCTGTGGAACACATAAACGGGTGCGCCCTTTTTTAGGTTTGCTTCCGCTGCCTTGTAAAAACTCAAAAGGAACTGGTAGAACTCGTCTTCGGAGAGATTGTCGTTTGCGATGTTTCTGTCTTTTCCGTTTATCGTTCCGCCGTAGTCCACGTTGTAAGGCGGGTCGGTTACCATAACATCGGCATATTTGTCTTCCAAGACCTTTGCCACATCTTCCTTTTGTGTGCAATCGCCACAAAGCAGTCGGTGAGCCCCAAGTATCCATAGGTCACCGCGTTTGGTCTTCGGTTCGACAATCTCTTCTATGGCTGTTTCGGCATCGAAATCGTCTTCGTGGACATTCTCCATACTGCCGCTACCAAACAGTTCCTGTGCTTCGGCAAGGTCAAAACCCGTGAGCGTGATATCGTAACCGCTCCCGTCAAGGTCTTTCAAAAGGTTTGCCAATAAGTCGTTATCCCACTCGCCGCTGATTTTGTTCAATGCGATGTTGAGTGCCTTTTCCTTCTTTTCGTCAAGGTCAACCACCACGCAGTCGACTTCTTCGTAGCCGAGGTCTTTCATCACCTTTAACCTTTGGTGGCCGCCGACAACCGTTCCCGTTCGCTTGTTCCATATAACGGGTTCGACATAGCCAAACTCTTGAATACTTCGTTTGAGCTTCTCGTACTCGGCATCGCCCGGTCGCAAGTCCTTGCGCGGATTGTACTCGGCGGCTTTGAGTTCGTCCACCTTTCTTCTCTCTATTTTCATTCATTCCTCCTGTTTTGGGTATGAAAAAACCGCTTGAATTGCTCCAAACGGTTCTTTCTTTTAGTTAGTCTTCATCGTCATCATCGCTGTCACCACGGCTATGCCAATACTCATCGTTATTGGGATTGCACTGGTTAGCGTGATTGTCTTGGTTTGCCCAGTAAGCAGAATTGTTAGGATTATGCTGATTGGCATAATCATCAAGTTGTCTTTGGCTGTGGGTATAACCAGATACTCCGCGTCCCTTGCTCATGTGTAGCACCTCCTTTTGAACCCATAATAAAAGCCACATACACTGCTGTGTGTAAGTGGCTTGGGTTCAAATCTATGGCACTACACACAACAAAACAAAGCAATCTTTTAATTGCCCTTGTTTGTATGGTGTAATGCATTTAACAATTTCGGAGGCACCTATGGCCTCTCTCCCACTTTCTCGATAACTTAACGAGAATTTCAACAGTTACCGATAGTTAAAAGGATTACTTGACTTTCAAAGAAGAAACGCCCAAATGAATCCGTAATGTATTGGATGTATCTCGTTTAACCTTGCAAAATTTCTTCATTCTTTGCGAGCAAGTCTTCTTTTACGCTGTCATTATATCAAATCTTTTAGTTTTTTTCAAGCCTTTTTGCCCTAAATCACGATAATTCCGCGTTCGTTATATACGCTATCGGTCGAGCCTTCGTTTCGGATTGCTCGGTCAAGTGCCATAACGGTCGCTACCGCGCCGTCTATTCGTTCAGTGGACTTTTCTTTGTCCATCTTGATGTTTCCTGCCGGGTCGGTTCGGACATACACGTTATCCATCATCCATCGGAGCGGGACATTCCCGCCGTGCGCTATCTTCTGCTCCAACACAAGTTTCATCAGTTCTTTTGTTGGCGGACTCATATCCTTAAAACCCTGACCGAACGGCACGACCGTGAACCCCATTCCTTCCAAATTTTGCACCATTTGAACCGCTCCCCATCTATCGAAAGCAATCTCTTTGATGTGGTATTTCGTGCCGAGGTCTTCGATGAAGTTCTCAATGTATCCGTAGTGAATGACGTTGCCTTCCGTGGCGATTACCTGTCCACGACCGAGCCAAGTATCGTATGGAACGTGGTCGCGTCTTACTCGCAAATCTATCGTGTCTTCGGGTATCCAAAAGTACGGAAGAATGCTGTATTTATCGTCATCGGCTGTCGGTGGGAACACCAACACGAATGCCGTTATGTCGGTGCTTGACGAAAGGTCAAGTCCGCCGTAGCACTCTCTGCCGAGAAGTTTCTCTGCATTTACCGCAAAATCACATTTATCCCAAGCGTCCATCGGCATCCACCGCACGTTCTGCTTTACCCATTGATTGAGTCGCAGTTGTCTGAACAAGTTCTCTTCCGCGGGGTTCTCTTTTGCCGAGTTGAATGCGGTTTTCAGTTTATCTATATCGACCGTGACACCGAGAGACGGGTTGGCTTTGTACCACACCTTTTCATCTCCCCAATCGTCATCGTCTTCCGCTCCGTATATGACAGGATAGAACGATTTGTCGTGCTTTCGTCCTTCTATGATGTCCTTTGCTTTGGAATGGACTTCCCAACATATCGAGTTGCGATCCGTCCCGGCTGTCGTTATCAAGAAGAAAAGCGGTTGTTTTCGTGCGTCACCAGAGCCGTGTAGCATTACATCGTATAATGCTCGGTTCGGCTGTGCGTGTAACTCATCGAATATGACTCCGTGAACATTGAGTCCGTGCTTGGTATACGACTCTGCCGAAAGCACCTGATAGAACGAGTTAAGCGGCAGGTACACGAGCCGCTTTTGCGAAATTATCGGTTTGATTCGCTTTTTCAATGCCGGGCATTGCTCTACCATCTGACAAGCAACATCGAACACAATCGATGCCTGTTGCCTATCGGCTGCACACCCGTAGACCTCAGCACCCCACTCGCCGTCACCCGCAAGGAGATAAAGTGCGACAGCGGCGGCGAGTTCGGACTTGCCCTGTTTTTTCGGTATTTCGACATAGGCTGTGTTGTATTGTCGGTATCCGTTTGGCTTTACGGTCCCGAATACGTCCGATATGATTTGAGTTTGCCACGGCAACAAGTCGAAGTTCTTGCCGTGCCATTCCCCTTTGGTGTGCTTGAGCATGTTGATAAATGTGATTGCCCTTTGTGCAAGGTCAGGGTTGAATAGTTCGCCGTTTGGTTTTGTAATTATCTTACCCTCTCCCATTCAACCTCCATAAACGACAAGAAGAGAGACATCTCTATCTCTCTTCTCGAACACACAGTATATTATCTTTATTGTTTCTTTTTCCGCATTTCCGTATCTTCCAAGGCTCCTTTTAGGTATTGCGGATCAAGTCCGCAGTCGTGATACCCTTCTTCTATCGTCCTGTAGTACGATGCATTGGGGTAATCGGGCAAGCCTCGGTTCATAATGTACACCATTGCGGTGACTTCCGTTCCGTCCGCCATCGTCACTTGGATGTCTTCCTTGCGATAAAGGTTCGGATACCCTTCGTATCTGTCGAGTGCGGCCTCGTCTCTCGGTTGTATTTCCCATACTCCAACGGGTACTTCCTTGCCGATCTCTGGCTCTATTGTTGCCACACACCTAAATGTCAGTTGGTAGTCCTTTATCATACCGATACCGAACACCTTGGCGGTCGGACACCTACGAGCCATTTGCCGTAGGTTCAGGTTACTGCCGTAAGCCACATAAAGTCTTTTTTTCATAGATTTTATCTCCTTGTATTTCATAGGGTGGCTTATGCGGCCACCCTGTTAGGTCTTCCGTTCTTGAAGGCGATGTCTCCGTCAAGGCTTTCGAGCAGGAACTGTCTTGCCGTTTTGAACTCATCGCCTATCATTCCCATGCGGAGTAGCCATGTCCGCATGGTGTATTTTTCGTTCGTGCTTGCTGTCTTTCTTGCGCTTGCCGCATTTTGCGTCAGTGCTTGGTGACTGATTGCAAGGCACAGTTGTATGTAGGTCTTTATCTTACCTGCGTGGGTTGTTCCGTTGAAGCATCTGAACTCTATGCCTTTGCCTTGCCATAGGCTATGCAGGTTGAGTGCGTGGTAGCGACTGATATCGTAGTGAGTTGTTCTTCTCGATGCTCCGTTATACCATAATCTTTCGATGCCCGATTCGGTTGTCGGTTTTCTGCGGTTCAGGTTTGCTACGAACCCCTCTTCCGTCTTCTTGCACCATCTGTCCGCGCGATTTTGGCTTACTCCCAAGGCTTTGAAGAGTATGTCTTCTTTCGCCGTCATGATGTTTACGAGATTGCGGAGCGTTTTTGCTGTGTGGTTTGTCGCATCGACATGCACATGGATTCCGCAGCTCGCGTTTGCTATCGCTCCGTTCTTGCGGAGCAGTCTCACGATCTCTTGTAGGGTTTCGATGTCATCCCATCCGAGTATCGGTGTTACGAGTTCGCATTTGTATTCATCGCTCAAGCGGTTGTCGTTTTTGTCTCTTGCATCGATGCTGCTGTCGTACATCGCCGTCCATTTTCTGCCGTCTCTATCGCGCACCGAGTATTTATTGTACCCTGTGCCTTCATAGGTTGACGTTGTTCCGAAGTAGTCAGCGATGACTTTTGCCGCGTCTCTTCTCGTGATGCCCGTGAGCTCGATTTCGACTCCGAATTTTTGGTTTTTCATACTGTGTGTTCTCCTTTTTTGGTGTGCTTTCCGCACCCCTGTTTTGTAACACAACAATACCGTAAAGGTTTGAAAGAGCCCAGCGAAAACGCGCCGAAACACAAAGAATTAACAAAGAATTTTGCGATTATTTTTATGGACTTTTAGAACGCTCCGTCAAGGTCGATAAGGTCTACCGTTTTGCGGATTTCGGCAAGTGCCGCCGTGTAACTTCCGCAGTTTTGCACCCTCTCCCACATATCGTTGTAGTCGCTGATTCGTCTCGCCTTGCGGAGCGCGTCCCTTGCTTTTCCGATAATGAAGTAAATGTTCCCTTCCGGACCTTGACTATGGATTTCAACCCTTGGTTTGTTCATAGTTGTCACCTCCTATCAAGTCAAACAAAATACCGTAAAGGCGATCGAAAGTCCAGTATATAATTTGTCAATTTCGAAACTTTTCCCGCATTTTGCGAATTCGCCTTGAAACCTGTGCTTGACTCATCCCCACAATTTCACCGATTTCTCTTTGTCTCTTTCCTTGACGTATCTCTCGAAGTATTCTTTGGTCTTTCGGGGTTTGTTTTTCCTCGAACTCTTTTAGCATAATTCGAGTGATGATTTCATCTTCGCTCTGGCTTTCGTCTTCTATGACGTCGGCAAGAGTAAGTACGCTGTCTTCGGCGTCCCTGCCTATTACCATGTTCAGAGATACTTCGTGCGGATAGTGTTTGCTCGTTTTTCGGATAAACATCAGCATTGCGTTCCGTATGCACATAGCCGCGTATGTACTGAATCGGACACCCCTGCTTTCGTCAAAGGTGTCCGCCGCCTTGCATAGTCCGAGCATTCCCTCGGAGATGATGTCTTCCTTGTAGTTTTCTTTTATGGGACCATCACCGATTTTTCCGTACATATGGTAGACGAGTCGCATATTGTCCGTGATGAGTTTATCCCTTGCTGACGGCATCGTTTAGTTCCTCCGCTTTATCTACGAGTTCCCAAGCAAGGAAGTCTTTTCCGAAATGTCCGCCAACTGCCGTCTGTGCATAAACGGGTTTCTTAAGGTCGAGTTTCTCAATCGTTCCCGCTACCGAAAGGTCAAAGACCTTTTCGATTGCTTTCTTGATGAGAACTTCGCTGACCGTTCCCGTGTAAAAGGTATTGACGTCAACGCTGGTCGGTTTAGGAACACCGATAGCATAAGAAAGCGCGACTTCGCACTTCTCTGCAAGGTTCGATGCAACGACGTTCTTTGCAATGTACCTTGCAAGATATGCGCCGCTTCTATCTACCTTGCTTGCGTCTTTACCGCTCATCGCTCCACCGCCGTTATGAGCGATTCCGCCATAGGTATCTACCATAAGTTTTCGCCCGGTCAGTCCCGTATCCGCAACGAACCCGCCTATTACGAATCGACCTGACGGATTGACAAGGATTTCGGTCTTTGAAATGTCGTACTCCGCAAAAACGGGAGCAATCACTTTTTCCTTAATCTCCGCCGTCAGTTCATCGAGCGGTTTGTCTTCTCGGTGCTGTGCCGACACAACGATGGACACGATTCGAGAGAACCTGTCCCCGTCATACTCGACCGACACCTGACTCTTCCCATCGGGCAAAAGTCCCGCTATAACACCATTAACGCGACATTCGGTGAGCCTATCGGTCAATCGGTGAGCGAGTTCTACCGGGAGCGGCATATAGTTTAAGGTTTCGCTTGACGCATAACCATAGACGATGCCTTGGTCTCCTGCTCCCTGTTCTTTCTTGCCGACTGCACCCGCAATGTCCGCGCTCTGCTTATGAATGCGGACTTCGTATTCGATGTCGTTTGCATCGTAGCCGACTTCGGCAATAACACACCTTGCAATGTATTCGTAGTCGACTTTCGCCTTGGTCGTGATCTCCCCGGCAATAAAGCATTTGTTATGGGCGAGCAATACTTCGCAAGCCACTCTGCTGTCTTCGTCCTGTTCCAGACACGCATCGAGAATGCTGTCCGCAATAAGGTCTGCAAGTTTGTCGGGGTGACCGCAAGTCACCGACTCTGCCGTGTAGATATGTTTAATCATTTTCGTTCTCCTCTGCTAAAAATAAAGCCTTGAAGATTGACTCCAAGACTTGAACCACTATTCCGTTGCCCGCTTGCCTGTATTGCTGCGTTCCGCTTATCTTTGCCGCAACGATTTTGTCTATCTGTTCATCTTTCCACCCCATAAGGCGAAGACACTCTCTCGGTGTGAGCTTGCGGATTCTCACATTCTCGGTGATCACCGCGTTTCCGTCACCGCAAGTCAAGGTATGCGCTACTCCGTTACCCACTCGACCACGCTTGGTCTTGCTGCCGGGATATGTAATGTTGACATAATCGCCGGGTCTTGCTTCTTCGTAGCCTTTCTTGTTTGCTACCTTGACTTTCAGATAGGACTGTTGCGTTTGCCCTGCCGATGCTTGTAGTGCGGGAACAATCTCTTTTTCGGTTCGTTCTCGCGTAATCGTTCCATCGCCTGCTTTGTGTCCCCAATTGTTCGGTGCAAGAACCTTGACATCTTCGACTTCGAGTTTTAACACAGCAGAACTCCCGGACGGAGAGCTGCATTGCCCTGTAAGCGTTGGGGCAACATCCTTTATCTCGGTCTTGTTATAAGCCACGAACATCTCCGGGACATACCCTTTTTCTTCGATAAATTCGTTATATCTTCGGCTTACATAGTCCTGTTTGTCTTCTTCAATCACAAGATTGTCCTTTTGAACCGTGGTCAAAGCATTGCAAAGCCCTTTTTCGTTGATTTCAAGTCTCTGTTCAGTCGGCACTCCCGCCGTTCTGTCGGACGGATCTTCGGGGTTTCTTCCACGCATCGCCCCAACAACGGGAAGAATTGCTGTCTTGAATCCTTCCGGTCGAGTAGTAAGAGTCGGACACACTCCGCTCTTGTTCACTTTCTTATTGAAAGCGTCTATAGTATCTCCTACTTCGCACTCGTTCTCTTTCAGCGTTTCGAATGCTTGCTTATAAAAGCGTTCTTTCGGCTCGGCCGTGTCGATGATGATAGGAGTTTGACCGCCACCTTTGCCCATCGCCTCGGTGAGCGTTGGACTAATGCCGTCCGTTCTCGGTGTTTGGTGCTTTTGAAGTCCACCAAGCACGAAGTCTTCGGCTATTTTCAGTTCGGTGTTGCCACCCTGCTGACAATGCACGGTCGGAGCGATACCGTCAGGTTCATACACACGCTTGCTGATATCGTGCATCTTGTCCCACTTACCGCCTACCACTTCTCCGACCTGAACGCATTGCGGTCCGCGCCAATCTCTTGCAAGAAGTGTATTTGCGAGCCCGTCACCGGGGCGAATACTGTCTCTTCGGCTGTTAAATGTCGAACGAAGTATGCTCCGTATTGTGCTTTCCTTGAGATAGAACTTCTCATCAACCATTTCATCAATCATATCTCGCAGACGAATAGTCAATTCTTTGGGTTTTGGAAACATAAAAGGCTTATGCTCACCTCTGATAGATACGCAGAAAACCCGTTCTCGGTTCTGCGGAATGCCGTAGTCCTTGGCATTCAACACTTTCCAATAGTTTGTGTAGCCGAGTTCGGCGAGAAAATCGAGCCATTTATCGAAGTCCGCCTTGAACTTCTTGCTTACAAGGTTCTTGACGTTCTCAAGCAATAGGTATTTCGGAAGCGTTCCTTTTTCCGATGCAACACGCAATAATCGCTCGACTTCAAACAGCAAGCCGCTGCGAGTTCCTTCCTTAATGCCCGCACCCTTGCCTGCGACCGATATGTCTTGGCACGGAAACGAATATGTCCAAAGGTCAGCGTCCGGGAGTTCTTCTATCTTGCGGATATCTCCGAGGTTGTTGGCTTTTCCGTGCATTGCTTCGTAACTTTGAATTGCGTATTTGTCTATCTCGCTTATCGCAACGACTTTATGTGCAATGCCGATATTCGTTAATGCCTGCGTTTGCGAACCGATACCTGCGAACAGTTCAATCAGTCGCAACGGATTTTCGGTTGTGTATTCCGTCATGCTTTACCCCCTAATAGTTTTTCCATAATGTCATCATTGGGGTTTGTTTCGTCCCACTTCGACAGTTTGCTTTCTCGTACCACGATGTAGATTTTGCTCCACACTTCGTTGGTCTGTTTGAGATACTGTTGCGCCATACCCACGAACGGGGACGGCATCGGTTTGCCGTTTTGGTCTTTTACGAGCAGTCCGTGCTTGGTGTTCATATCCTCGCATTCAAGCCATCTCGCTTTGCAAAATGCGTACTCTTCCAAGTTATACGGCAGTATTCCCTGCGTACACCCGATGCTTTTCAGCCAAGCGTACACGGTCTTGTATATCTCTTTTGCTTTGGCAGATAAATAAGAAGGCGGATCGCTCGGTAGTTCCAGTCCGTTGTCGGTTGTGAAGTTCACGACTTCTATCGGACGCTTGCCGGGATTGCCTTCCAGTATCTTTTGCGTGACCGCTTTCTTCGGTCTTCCCGCGCCCGGTCTTGCTCCACCGCTTGCCATACTGCCTCCCTTTTGAATTTTTGATTTTTGCTCTGTTTTTTTGATTGTTTTGATTTCCCGCGAAATCAAAAAGGACGGCTCGCCGTCCTTCAATACTTCGTATTGGTTTTGATTTCTTTGATTTTTCCGTTTGATTTTTGATTTCGCGTTTTTTCGCGTTGGACTGCGGCCCCGCTCTTAGGGTTGAAATCGTCAAGTTTTCGACCTCCCCCTCCCCGGCGGTCAGTCGTACTCTCTCGGCCTCGGTTTCCACCTTGAGCCTTCCTGTGCGCTCTTGCGTGAGTGACACGACCAACACAGGCTTTGCAGGTTGCTCGGCGCGAACCGCTCGCCGCCTTGCTTGATGGGAACGATATGGTCTACCATTGTCGCTCTCGTCCTTTTACCCGCTTTCAAACACTCCGCACAAAACGGGTGCTGATTTAGTTGCTGCTTTCTCGCGTGCAACCATTCGGGTGTCTTGTAAAAGTTCTTCGTGAAGTTATCTCGTCCGTACTCGTTGTATTGCTTGTCTACGAGCCGCTTGTGTTCTTCACAGTATTGCCCGTCCACGAGCTTTGGACAGCCGGGATAACTACACGGTCGTTTTGGTTTTCTTGGCATACTTATCTCCTGCCTACACTCTTATTATATCTGCCGTTTGTCGCGTTTTGGCGGTTTTTGGCTCGGTCGTGTCGCTTTTTATAACTCGGCTAAACAGTCGCTTATAATGGCTATCGCTTTATCTCTTCTTCTGGCGATTGCATCTCGTCCCAAGAAGAACCGCTTGCTCATCTCTCGCAAGGACATCTTTTGCAGATAATACTTGCGGATGATCTCGTCCAGTCCGTTCGGAAGACCTGCAATGCAGTCTTCAATCGCCGTGATACATACGAGAGTTCTATCTTCGGTCAAGCCTTGTTTTTTCTTGTATTCCGCTATGGCTTTCTTGGCCGTATAGTTCTCCAAGTATTCCTTGATTTCAGTTGTTGTCATTGCAGTAGTCCTCCATTTCCTTTCGTCTTTTTTCTTCTCTTACACGTTCGTCCCAAACCCAATCGCCGTTTTCTTTGGGGTCGATCTTGCTTTTCAGCCAACTTCGTATCTGTCCGCAGTCTTCCAAATTCTCGTTCCAATCGTCTTCGAAACAGACTCCGCACAAATCCCACATTTGCATCGTTCCGAACTTTTGCCCCTTATAAAAGAACAGTAAAAGCATTTTATCGGCGGTTTCGTCATAGTACTTCCACTTGTAGTTATATCCCCAAAGTGTGCGACCGCCGTCATATCTGGATTCTATGTAATTTTCGCAAGCCTCTTTTATGTCGGCTTTCGGCATCGGCAGTCCGAGTATTACCTCGTAATCGAATTCCGCCTCTTCCGTTATCACCACTTTGTTGATGTCTGCCATACTACTCCTTTTCAAACGCTTGAATTATCGCTTTTACCTCGCCTACGCTTTTTACGACTACCGCATATCCGCCCGCTTTCAATATTTGCCGAATCGTTTGCTGTTGCAGTGCCGTTGCCGTGTTTTTACCTACCTTGCATTCCAGACCTATAAATCTGCCCTTATAACAAACTATCAAATCCGGAATGCCCGCCGTTCCGTACATCCCGCCGTGTTCCTTCCAAAAGAACAAGTTTGGAACTGTTTTCAAATAATTGCTTATCGCTTTTATCAGGTCGCTTTCCTTCACTTTTTTCGCTCCTATATAAAACTACCTGTCACAACCGTCACACCTGTCACTAAATGACACTTTACCAGTGTGACAGTAACCCCTCTATTAGAAATCTCGTTTTTGTGACGGATGTGACGGTTGTGACGGAGTGACAGTAGTGACGGATAGTGTTGTGTGAGAACTGTTTTCCTGTCACTTGCCGTCACTTTGCCGTCATTACCCGTCATTCTTATCAGGTCGAAATCGACCAGTTTAGCCGTATTAGTCTTCCGATTCATCGAATATCGCCCGTTGATATGTCGGTTTATAAGCCTGTCTTTTACCGAAATAATGTACTCTGCTCGAACCGCTCCGTTTCATCGAGTGTTCGATGCCGTCATAGTAGAGCTGCGTCTCGATGTTCGTTATCTCTTTGCCGAGTGCCGCCGTTGAGTAAATGCACGGACTTCCCGTCACATCGTACACAGCCTTGATAAGGTCGGTTGCAGTGCCTTTCCAACCCATCGGATACTGTTTTAAGAGGTCTTTGACCGTTTTCACGATAGGATTGTTCTCATACTCGCGCTTTTTGCGTTTCCGCTCTTCTTCCTCTGCCGTTCCGACCATATCCCATCGATACTTTGTTTCATCGAAATGCACCACGACGTCTTGCTGCCGAATATCTCGTCCAGTCATAAACAGCACGGCGTTTTCGTCTTGCCGCTTTTTCTTGTAGATGATGAATATCGTGTCGCATACACCCATGATGCCGTTCGAACCCGAAATCATATTGAATACGTCATTTTCGTCCGCCATCTTTCGCAAATGGTGAATGAGAAAAATGCAGATCCGTTTGTTGTCGGCATACTCTTTCAATGCTCCGAGTTCTCGGTAGTCCGTTGCGTAGGCGATTTCGTCTTTCTTCGCCGAACCCCTGACCTTTTGCAAGGTGTCGATGATAATCAGTTTTATGTCCGGGTGTTCTTCGAACTCTTCATCCAACTGCTTGATAAGACCGCCGTCCAAGCCGTTCGCCTTTATGGACAAGTAGAAATTGCTCGGTGCTTTCCCGCCGTCAAGCACTTTGTTGAGTCGGTCTTTCAGACGGAAAATACCGTCTTCGAGAGCGAGATACAGACACCCTGCCTGATTGCTTGCATAGTCCAAGAACTCTTTTCCACGGCTTATCGCCAAGCACATCTGCATCGCCATCCAAGACTTTCCGACCTTTGACGAAGCACACAATATCGCCAAGCCTTGCGGCAACACATCCGGGATTAACCATTCTGGCGGATCAATTTTCGCCGTTTGCAAGTCGCTTGCCGCTATGCTCGCCACACCGCGTTTATAGACTTTCCGAACTTCTCTCTTTGCCGCCGCCACCGCTGCTTTTAGTTCTTCGGGGTTAGACATCAAGAGTTCGTTAGGGTCTTTCTTGCTCCCAGCAACGTTGAATACTATGTATGGAATCTTCGCCGCTTGGAGTTCTTTTTCAAGTGATGCGGATGCCTTTTGCCCCGGTTCGTCATTATCCAAGCACAGCACAAGCGGAGCGTTCGGCTTTTTCGACTTTACCTCTTTGACGAGCTTGTTTGCTCCGCCGACACCGCAGAGCGACACCGAGACGCCGCCGCATTGCATAATAGACAAGGCACAGAGCGGACTCTCCACGATAAAGACAGGTTCTTTGCTCGTCCCCCACAACGCTTTGCGATTAAACAGCGGCTCCGCACCCGCCTCTTCGTTTGTCGGTTTATAGAACTTTTTGTCGGATATGCTCCGAGTTTGGTAGTATCGCAGTTCCGATGAGTACGGCAACACGATTGCGTTTCGCTTTACGTCATAACCAAGGCAATATTTCTTCACCGTTTCTTTGGTCAGACCGCGCTTTTGAAAATAGTCGGTCTTGTCCGCGTCTTTGATGCACGCTTTCAGGTAGTCCTTGATGCTCGTCCGCTTGGAGCAATCGTCCACATCGATATGGAACATCTCGGCAAGGAGTTTCGCCGCCTCTAACGGCTCTACTTCTTTTATCTTTGACGCAAAGGTTATGACATCACCCGTTTCACCGCAGCCAAAGCAAGTGAAGATATTGTTCTTGCGGTCAATCGAAAACGACGGAGTTTTTTCCCTATGAAACGGACACAGACCTTTATCTCTGCTATTCAATTTGATGCCGAATGCTTCGACCGCATCGGCGATTTTAACTTGGTCTTTGACCTTCTCGAAAATGTCCGTCATCGTTCCTCCGTTTTGGGTTTCCGGGCGGCGGACTCTTACCACCACCCGTTGCCCGTTTGTTTTTATTCTTCGTCAAGCGCCGTGACCTTGGTTGCCATTGCCTTGACCTGTTCTGCCAAAGGAAGTACATTTTTGAGTTCTTCCTCGGTCAAGTTTCGGTCGACTGCAAACACCGCCTGCGAGTAGTTGATACCGCCGCTGTTCTGTGCCTTTTTCAGCGTGAACTTGGTGACCACGCTCACGGTTTTCTTTCCTTTGGAAAGAAGTCGCATTACGTACTTACTGAATTCGGCAAGACTGCCCGTCGGGAGCGAGAGAATAATCGGCAGAGCCTCGCCTTCACGAAGAAGGTAGATTCTTCTCTTCTGCTTGCACGCTTTTGCCCCGTTCTTGCCGCTGCCGAACTTATTGAACTCACAGTCGGCGCACTGTCTGATTTCTCCGCTTTCCGCTTCGATACCGATGCGCCCGTCCATCGAGCCGCAGTCAGGCGGATTGTTGCCGCCCGTGTACTCTTCCTTGTAGTAGCACGAGATGGGATGATGATACAAAATCACCGCTTTGAACTCTTTCGCCGAGTCGGGACTTTCGGGATCATCGCCCGGTACTTCGTAGGCAAGACCTCCGCCTGCCGGGATTTTGATTCTCTCGAACGAGGGAGTCAGTCCGTCAAGTTCCTCTGCGAAGATCTCGCCAAGGTCTGCGCTTGTTCCAAAGGTAAGTGCCGTGTTTTCTTTTTTTACGATTTCGTTTGCCATTGTGTTTTCGTCTCCTTAAATTAATATTTTTTCGATTTGGCAACGCGGATACTGTTCTTCTCCGCGATTTTTATGAGCCCGTCCAACCATTCCGGGAGTACGCCCTCATTCGCCGCAATAAGTTCCTTGACCGTTGCCGAAAGGGTTTGGCTGTTGATAGTGAACAAATCTTCGAAGCCGTTTTTCTTCATGACTTCCCATAGTTCGCCTTTCCTTTCGGGTTCTGGTGCCGGGTACTCTTGCGTGACGAGCGAGAACGTAGTTCCGTTACGATTGAACGAAGTCAACTCTTCCGTGGTCATCAAGTCGATCATTTCGGTTGTTACCCCGTCAATCTCTTCGTTGATGCCCTTGACCTCTCTTTCAAGATCGCTCTTTTGCGTCCGCAGTTCTTTGAGTCTGTCGGACAGTTCCAATAGTTTCGTATTCATCTGATACCTCCTGTTTTGTTTGATTGCTTTTTCAAGCGGAATACCTTTCTTCAATCGAGACGCGACCGTGCTGCGAGATACCCCGTATATCCTGCAAATTTCCGCAAACGTGAACACTTTCCCGTACAGCACATATCGTTTCGTTCGGCTCGTGTTGCTGTTCTGCCTACATTTAGGTATCCATTTACAGTTATTCGGGCAATAATCTCCGCCGTTGTCGATACGCTCTATCGTTAAGCCGTCTTTGTATCCGTGTGACATTGCCCAGTAGAAGAAAGTCTCAAAGTCTTCCCACTCGGCACACACGCTCACGCCCTTTGCGCCGTAATACTTGAAGTCTTTGCTCTTCGGATTAGCGCATCGCTGTTTCATATTCGCCCATATTCGATGCAGTCGCAGTTCTCCGTTCGGCATCGCACGTTGCATCTTTCGGTAACATCCGCACGACATCGTGTGTCCGTTGACAAGGTCCGTTCCTCGTACAATCGCCGTTCCACCACACTCGCACTTGCACGCCCACATCAAAGCCGTGTTCTTTCCGTGCGGTGGCAATGGTTCTAATGCCGTAAGTCTACCGAACTGTCTTCCCGTCAAATCCTTAAACTTTCCCATGCAGTAACGTCCTCCAGTTATCTACCATCAGTTTCGCAATATCGCCTTTGTGCTTTAATGCGTTCATTATCTTTTCATCTACCGTGTTCTTCGCCACGAGATGAATGTATAGACACTTCTCTTTCTGCCCAATTCGGTGAATTCTTGCTCGGCTCTGCTCATAGTTCGCGTAAGAGAAGTCCAACGAATAGAACACCGCAACGCTTGCCGCCGTCAGCGTTAGCCCCATTCCCGTGGTTTGCAGTTGTCCCACGAACACTTTTACATCCGGGTTCTCTTGGAAGTCTTTCACTTGCTCCGCTCTGTCCTTCGTTGCGCCGTAAATCAACCTATAGCCCAACTTTTTCTTTTCAAGCATTGCTTTTATGGCTTCGATTTCCGGGACGAACCGTGCGAACACTACTACCTTTTTGTCTTCTTCCACGCAACTATCGATGATATCTTCGAGAGCCTCTATCTTTGCCGTACTTATGGTCTGTGGCTTGGCGGTTGCATCGTCACGGATAAACCCGCCCGTACATTGCGACAGTCTTAAAAGCTGCGTCAAGATATTCCTTGCGGTCACTTCCGTATCGGCGGAGAGTTGAGCGTAGCAGTCCTCTTCTATCATCCGATACACCGCCTCGGCTTTCGGTTCGAGTTTTATCGTCCTCACTTCATCTATAAATGGTGGCAAGTCGACTGCGTCCTGTATCTTGATTCGAAACGCTATCTTATGTACCTTTTCCACGAGTTCCGGGAGATGATTGTACCCTACGATTTGGTGGTTCTGGTAGCCGCCCATCACGGCATAGCGGTTGCGGAATAAATAGTAGGACGGTCCGAGTATTTCTTCGTCCAAGAACTTATACTGCGAGAAGAAGTCCAGCGGATTGTTCGTGACGGGAGTTCCCGTGAGTATGACGTTGAACTTGGTCTTCTTGCCGAGTTTATGCAAAGCCTTGGACTGCGCCGTGGTCGGGTTCTTAATCTTGGACGATTCATCGCACACGATCATGTCGGGATTCCACTTTCCTATCTCCGTTTCGAGCCGCCAAGCCGATTCGTAGTTCACGACTATGACCTGCAATGCCGAGCCGTTCATATACCCGAACGCCGCTTTCTTCTTGGCTATCGAGCCGTCCAAAATCGTTAGCGCATACCGATAATCCGCAAACTTTTGGAACTCTTCTTCCCACACACCGACTATGGACTTCGGTGACACAACAAGCACTTTACCGATACGCTTTTGACCGTTTAACGCACCTATTAGCGCAATAGTCGTGATTGTCTTTCCCGTTCCCATATCCATTAGGAACGCTACCGCTTTGCCAGTATCGAACTGTTTTAGTGCGAAGTTGTATGCCTTTACTTGGTGGCTATAAAGGCTGCCCTTTATCGGCGGTTTGATGGTCGGTTCGGCATTTCCTTTGGTGTCCGTGCTATCTGCCGTCAAAGCCTGTAATTCTTCGTCAAGCGTTGCTCCGAGCAGTCCGAGCGTTGCCACATTTTCTTTCGTGAGCGGGACTACCCAACACTTATCGTCCGCATCGTAGAACCTGTCCTGCATATCCTTAATGCTCCCTCGATATGCGAACGAATCGTAGATGCGTATGGTTTCGTTAGATCGGACAGCGTACATTCATTCCCTCCCAGTCGATAACCTTGACCATCTTCTCCGCACCGAATGCGTTCATCATTCGTTCGCTCTGTTCGTAGTTGAACGGAAGACCGCCGAGCAGTATTGCCGCAAGTTCCGCTCTGCTGATTTCGAACTCGATACAGAACAGCGACAGACTTCCGCATTCGTCCTTTACCATTCGGATGAATTTCTTTGTATTTACTTTCACTTATTACCTCTCTTCGGCTCTTTGAATGTCTTGAGAATGCCTTTCATCATTTCCAAGTCTTCTCCCGTGAGCCCTTCTGCGATTCTTTCAAGAAACTCGGATTGTTTTGGGGAGAAATACTTTTTCCCCAGTCGGTATCCATCGGCTATGTACACGCCACCACCATGTCCTTGCACCGTGTAGACCGGGTAAGATAAGGAAAGCGTCAGAATGTCTTGGCGAATCGTCCATTCCGTCACGCCGAACTCGAATGCCAAGTTTGCCACTTGTTCGCGTCTTCTCTCGCATAAGGCTTCTAATATCGCCATGCGTCGTTCATTCGCTTTCACTTATCTCACCTCCTTTGCTCTTGATGGCTGTATTCTAAAGGTCAAACCGTTGGGGTTTTCTACGGTTTGAAAAATTATTTTCAATTTTTTTAAATTTGTTTTGGGGAAAATAAAAAGGCCACCGACTAACTACTCTCCTATTCGGATTTCGTTAATCGGTGGCCTCTCAATACTGGTTTAACCTACCGCTTTAATGCTGATTGGTTGTCTTGGTTTTACAGTGTCCCTATTGCAGACCGACCAAGTTCCTTTCGCAAGTTTATTTAGTTAGAGCGTAACAGTTCTTGACCTTGCGGTGCGAACACATCCACTTGGACGTGACGTCTGCTGATTAGTTTTGAAACCGTTACCGTGCCGCAGTGCGGACACTTTATTCGTATAAGACCGTCTTCGCCTTGATAGCCGACAATGATATTGCGGCAGTTCAGGCACACCCATTTTATAGGGACATCGCCATCTTTGAAGTGCATAGTTGTTAGATTGCCTCCTTTCTCCCTGTGATACCTCGGTTTCGTATTTTTTCTACTGCTTTTGTGCGGTTGGGACTTCCTACACAGAAGTAGAAAAGCCGTTGTATCTTCTGTTATTATCTCACTCGGCAAAACGGGGCGGATTTGCCAAGATCAATGATTGTTTATGAGTGCGACAAGCGTTCGGCTATCGTATATCGGTATCCGTTTCGGCTTTTTGAAACGCGGAATCTCTATTTCACTTCCGCATTTGTCGCAGACGAATCGTCCCTCGGTTTCTTCGAGGTACATATCTTTGTTTAGTTTCCCGCATACGGGACATTTTGCATCATACAGCATTTTCTTCACGCTCCATTTGCGCTTGGATTTCCAACCCCTTATCGCTGACATGGATGAGTTCCGTGAAGTTTCCGTTCTTGTAGAACTTCCACTCGCTCTCGGATTCACACCTTGGACAGGTGGTTTTGGCTGTTTTTCTGTATTCAAACTCTATATTTAACTTTTGACCGCATATTCCGCAGTACTTCTCTGTTTGCATTTTTGCTCCTCCCGGCTTGGCTACACCAAGTCCCTATCTATGCCATAGATATCGTCAAAGTACACCTTGCCGTTCCCTATGACTATGTACTTAAAAATCATGTTGATTTCCTTCACGGCTCCTATGACTTTTACATAGTAACCGTCTTGATAGCAAGTGAGTGCGATTCTGTCCCCTCTTTGAACTTTCGACAATTTTTCCGATATTTCGCTATCAAGTTCTTCGGAGTGGTCTCCACGCTCTACCTTGCCGAGGTCGTATTCCTTTTTCGCAAGAGCTTCTCGCAGTCCGTTTAACGCATCGAACGGAGCAAATTGCTTGGCTCTGTCTTGTCTATTCATCATTGCCGCTGTTATGTCCCCCGATGAGTTTATTTCGCATAATAAGGGTTGCTCCCTCTTGCAAGTCCGATGCCATTAGTAAGGCATTCTTCCCGAACTTCGACTGCAGCTCAAGAGTCGCTCTGGCAAGTCGCTTTTGCCTTTCGACTTCTTCCCAGTCTGTGAAAAGGTCATAACCTTCGCACCCTGCATCGCATATTCCGTCAAAGCCGATACTTACCCTGCGTATCAACGAGTTCCTGTCCGTTGTTTTTTCGAACACACCCATTGCGCTTGGCATTATCTTTTTCGGGAGATTCGTGGATGCTCCGATCTTCACTCTTCCGCCTGTCGGCGCGTGACAATCCTTTGAGTATCCAATGGTGACCGTGATGTGGCTTGCGATTACCTTTCGCCGCATCAGTTCCAAGCAACCGCTCCGCACCATCTCTTCAACGACAATCTTTGCCTTGTCGAAAGTGTAGTCCGAGAACAGCACCTGCGATGACGAGACCGATTTGCTCTTGCTTTTGTAATTCTTGATGTCGGACATTAGGCAGGACTCTCTCCCCCATGAATGGTCTATAAGCAGTTCGGCATTGATTCCGAAATCCTTATAGAGCATCTCCGAGGGATAGTTTGCGATTCCCGCCATATCCACAATTCCGCGCCGTTCAAGTCTACGGACCGTTCCCGTGGAAATTCCCCAAAAGTCAGTTAGCGGTCTGTGATGCCACAGCGTTTCTCGGAAGAGCTCTTCGTTCAAGTATCCCATATGGTCAGGGACTTTCTTTGCCGTGATGTCAAGAGCGATTTTGGCAAGGTATAGGTTTGTTCCTATCCCCGCCGTTGCCGGGATATGCAGTTTCTCCGCTATCTCGTCTATCAGCATCTTTGCGAACTCTTTGGGTGTTTTGTGGTACATCGGCAAGTAGTCTGTCGCGTCAATAAACGACTCGTCAATCGAGTACACGTGAATGTCTTGCTTATCAATGTATCGCAGATATATTCCGTATATCTCGGCTGCGTAGTCGATGTATTTTTGCATGCGTGGCATCGCCGTTATGTACTGAATGTTCTTCGGTATCTCGTACCGTCTACACCTGTTTCGGACTCCCAAAGACTTCATTTTCGGTGTTATAGCCAGACATATCGTTCCGTTGCCTCGGCTTTCGTCTGCGACAATGAGATTGGTTTCGAAAGGGTTCAAACCTCTCTCCGCACACTCAACCGATGCAAAAAACGACTTCATGTCGATGCAGAAGTAGGTGCGCTCTTTCATAGAATCACAAGTCCTTGATTACCTTAATAGCAACACCTTGTATCATGCACTCGCTTACGATGATGTCCTTCATCCGTTTGTTCTCCGGGTGCAAAATAATCCTTCGGTTCGCTAAATCCGGGCGATAGCGCTTGAGCGTTACTTCATTGTCCACGAGTGCGACCACGATATCGTTATAGTTCGCCGTTTCTTGTTGTCTGACAAGCACAAGGTCTCCGTCATGAATTCCTGCGTCTATCATCGAGTTTCCGCATGCCGTCAGCAGGAAACACTTCTTCGCATTCCCCACAAACGATGCGGGAAGTCTGACATATCCGTCTATGCACTCATACTCTTCCGATAACGGTCCGCAAGGCACGTATCCGAGTCTCGGCACGGCAACAACGTTCGTTTCGGTCGCTCGCGTCACTTCGGTTTCGTATCCGTCTTCCCCTATCTCCAAGAGTCCTTGCTCTTTTAGATAGTCGATGTATATCGTTACGTTGCTCTTACTGCAACCGACGTTCTCCGCTATACACCTGATGGACGGGCTTGTCCCGTACTGACCGTAATACTCTTCAATAAAGTGTTTGATTTTGTTCGTCAAGTCTTGTTTCTTCGTTTGCATTCGTGATGGCCCTCACTTTTCAATAACGGACACTCCGTCCGTTTTTGATACCTCTATTATATCTATTTTCACTTTCACTGTCAAGAGCCTGAAAGGTATAAAAATAGGGGTGTGCAAGAACATGCACACCCCACTAAAATATTTGTCATGATTTACTTAATCTATGATGTTTTCGGTCGCAAATAGCGGACTATTGAAGAACTCCACGATTTCAATGCCTAACCCTTGGCATAACTCAAAAAGAACGCGGACATTGACCGCTACATTGCGTTTGTGTTTGATATCCCCTATCGTTGTTTGATTCACGCCCGTAAGCATTGAAAGGCGGTATGCGGTCAAATGCTTTTCTTCCATCAGTTCCGTCAATCTCGCTGACAGGGCTTCTGCTATTGTCATGACTGCTCCTCCTTTTACTAAACTTTGGCTATGCATTTAGTATAAACTTTTTCTTTTTGAAAATACTGTGCGTAAGTTTAGTATCGCTTGATTTTCGCCCAGTATTTTGGTATAATCGTTTATGAGAGGAGCGAATTATGAAGACTGTGTGCGTTACCGGGCATCGGCCCGCAAAGTTGCCTTGGGGTTATAAAAAAGAAGGACCCGATTACGATGAGTATATCGAGTCCCTTGCTTGCACTATTGCTGATTATCTTGAAAATGGCTATGACCATTTTATTACTGGTATGGCTCTCGGCGTTGATATGGACTTTGCCGAAACTGTCATTCAATTTAGGGAGCATTACGACCTTGACGTCAAGTTGGAATGCGCTATCCCCTGTCCGAATCAGACCTTGAAATGGTCTCCCACCGAAACGGCGCGATACAAGGCTATCCTTGATAAAGCCGACAAGGTTACGTTGGTCAATGATCACTACTTCCGTGCCTGTATGCTCGTGCGGAACGATTATATGGTAGACCACTCCGACTTGGTGCTTGCCATTTGGAATGGTGAGCAATCTGGCGGGACTTGGCACACAATTCAGTATGCCAAAGCCAAAGGCAAGCAAGTCGACATCATCAAGGTTGACCGCAAATAAAGAAAGAACGCGCTATCTGGGATTTCCCCAAACAGCGCGTTGTTCATTACTCGACCCAATAAGCATTAGTCGACCTTTCTTGTAGAGTTTGACAAATATGTATTATTGGTAAATAATCCCGGATACAATTCTTCTGCCAAAAAAGCCATAACTCTTTTGAGTTCTTTCTTGTCTTCTGGTATTCTTACTTTGGTGCCATCTTCAGTAAAGGCTATGTCCACATTTACTTTTGTGGCATTGGTGCGGATTTTCCCAACATCGTTTAGTGTTCCCAAATCAATAATCTTGGCGATTTTCTTTCGCATACTTATTCCTGCAACAGAACGGGCGAATGCATCGGAATCATCAATTTCAAAAGCAGGGTTATTCGAAAACTGATCAACCTCACTTTGGGATGCCGTGCGATAATACTCGCTTAAATCAAACACGCCATTTGCATCATTATACTTCTCAAAAATCAAGCCGCCGCCAATAAAAACACAATCTACTGTTTCACCGATGTTAATGGAAAAGCCTCGCCTTTCCTCTATAAACATATCGTGTTGAAAAAACAGGTTAAATCCCTTCGGCTTTACCATTACTTGCCTCTGTGTAAAACGCTGCCCTGCCAAGTAGTAACCTTGCTCATCCTTTGCACCAATTACAATTGCTCGAATTTCATACCCCTCTTCGGTTTTTCCTTTTTCGTCTATGGGGGTATAGTTTTCAACTACATCGGGAGCATCTATAGCATCTCTGAGTTCTTGCGGAATAACAAATGTTCGGATTATGAAATTTTCTTCGCGAGCAGTTACCGAATAATTATTCTCAAACGGGATAGGCTCTCGCTCATCCCCATTATCATCTTGCATCAACGAGTTAATCCCATTGTTGAAAAGTTCAATAAACAATTGTTTGACTGAAGCACTCGTCTTGAGCTTGTACACTTTATTTTTTCTTCCTTTTTTCGCCCAAACGAAAATTTCATCTGTTTCGGTAAACACTATTACACCTCCAAATATATTTCATCAAAAAGTTCTATCACTGCGCCGACTTCTTTTGGATTAAAGCGTTTTTTCCTTGATAACAATGTATACGACATTCCGCTCGATACTTGAACATCATAATACCTATATCCCCAAAGGTACACTATCGGATTGATAAAAATTGCTTTTGTCCAAAGCAACATCAATATTATTAGGACAATCATCGCACATAGCACCCATAAATTAACATCGGTAATGGACAGTGTCACAACGGGAAGTAAATAAGCAATCATGCTTGACAGCGAATTTGTATCGCCCGGAGATGCCGAAACAACAGATAGTTTACTTTTGGACAAATGTTTTTTTGCGAACGCTAATAAAGCGCGACAAGCAAAGATACAAACAAGTCCAAAACCAAAGACAAGACACCCCACCCATACCTTTTCCGTGACTTGCTTGGTCGTTAGGCTATCAATAAATATCGCAATTCCACACACGAGCATAAGAGGGGCATAAGAAATGACTGTCCACAAAATCTTTATTAATTTGCTCATCCCTCATACCTCCCATACTAAAATAATCTTTGGATAGCCTTCACAAGATTCTCTTTTGTTTTTTCTTCGTTTTCTTCAAAAACAAATGGCAGCCTAACTAAATAAACATTGATAGGATTATCCCCATCCGCACTTTTATTTATTCCTCGTGGATTAACTGGCTCAATGTCTTCATATCTAAACATTGGATATAAAAGATAAACATCGTGAAGTCCTCGCGTCCTTGCATAAGTAAGGACTTGGTATATATCTTGAGAGCTGGCTTCATTGGACACAATAGCTTTGACATCATCGCTCCCCTCGAAACGATTTATCATTTTGTATTTTGTGTCTAAAATGAATAGACCTTTCGTTTTATGTTCAACGAGTATGTCATGTTTCATGCGCATAGCCTTACCAAGAGACTGTTCGCCATAAATAACATCACTAAATACAGCTTCCTCGCTTGCTTGCAAGCGAACCTTTGCCTGCCCCTGTAATACTGATTGCATAAATCCACCAATGAAACCTTCAAACAGTAATTCGGTCGGAAACAAAAAGCAAAAAGATTCGGTATTGTCAACGTTGTAGGCCGATGTTTTATTGAGTAAAAACATCTTGCTCATGCTTAATACTATAGAATAATGCTTATGTAATCGGCTTAATCGTATGTTATCACAATCATGCGGCACACAACGGACATCGGAAACATCAGTCAGTTTCATTAGTATTTGTCGGATCAATCTTTGATTTGATGTTGTGGAAGTGCTATTTTGCAACTCTTTACAGGTATATTTGATTATCCGATTTAATGCATTATCAAACTCGAATGTCGAATAAGAACAATTCAATTTATCTATTCGACCGTTGGCATATTTATGAATATAATAATCCCTGAAGTCGGCCTTTCCTTTAATCGCATTACATTCCTCCGTTATCTCTTCGTATTGAAAGAACAGGCTGCGATCCATTGCGGTTTTTATAAACCGTAGATATAATGTTATGAAAAGTTCGCGCAAGTCGGTGCTATCATCCAGTCCACTTGTAATATTTATAAATGGATAATCAATTTTCCCACAGTATTCAATCCATCGAACGAGGTTATACATCATCTGCTTTAATGACAGTTCGCTGGTGTCGGTGTCCTCTCTATCTTCCCTAAAGACCTTCGGGAAAATATTGATTTGACTACCTTTGAATACGATAGTACCAATATAATTCTGTGTTTTTACTCCTTTTTGCCCCGTAAATGCCAAAAACTGTTGTCTACTTGATATTTGCCCGTCATCGTAGAAAACAGATCTCTGCTCCCAATTCGCTTGCAAAAAGCCATCCAATTCATCCAACGATGACTGACTTTGCCACTCTTGTGGGAGACTCGCATTTTTTATAAGGCTTTCTTCGTAACGGTTAATTATCATAGATTAAACCTCGTTCGGTTTCTCACCTACTTGAATGCGACCTACTTTTGAATCAATAATCACAAACCTCGTCCCGTCTATAGCCTTTTTTACTTGCTCTTTGACTTTTTTCGCATTGTCGTAAAAATACTCATAGAGCAATGGAATTATTGAGCAATTCATTATGCGAGGCAAATCATCTATTGTTTTATCAATAAAGTATGCATGTCCAATCAACAAATCTGTGCTCTCCAGTTGGTCGACCAAATTAGCATTGAGTGTATCCAACACTTTACGTAACGACTCGTCTTCTATCAAACCACTATTTGGTGTAACCTCCACAAATTCGAATCTTCTACGCAAAGCAGTGTCAATCAGCGAAATCGATTTATCCGCAGAATTCATTGTTCCTATTATATACAGGTTATTCGGAACAGCAAATCTATCCCCCGTAGGGAGATTGGCACAAATAGCATTAACCTCTCCCCAACGTTTATCATCTTCGATGAGTGTGATTAATTCACCAAACACCTTTGAAATGTTAGCTCGATTAATTTCATCGATAATGATTACATAATTGTTGGAGAAGTCGCGCATTGCCTTATCTGCAATTCTCTTAAACACCCCATCTATCGGCCTAAACTCAACACCTTGTTCCCCGTTCACGGGACGCAGCCCTTGTATAAAATCCTCATACCCATAATTTTGATGAAATGTTGTGAAAACGATTTTCCCATCATTGACCATCGCATTATAACTTTGCATGAGCTCTTTTCTATCAATTCCCACAACTTCCTCATATGGCTTATTGCTAACAATAGATAAAGCGTGACATGCTGTTGAATACGTTTTTCCTGTTCCGGGAGCCCCATATAAAATACAATTTAATGTGTGTCCTTTGTTTGTACGCGGTTGTCTAATAGGTAACCCCATCCCTATACTATCGCTCATCTGTTCTTCTCCTTCGTCTTCCGACTCTTCGGCATCATCCATTGCAAGCAAAATGTGGTATAGATATACATTTTTTACACCCAATTTTTTTGAAAAAATTGAGTATTGACCACACTGCCGCACATAAGTATTTTCTGGCACAATTTTTGCCACGCGAAAGACTTTGTAAACCCATTCCGATGTAAAGACATTCATAAAAATGGTTGGATATATCATATGCAAATATTTCCAAACCCAATTACGACTATAAAGACTGTTTCCAAGTGTCTCCTTAATAAGCGATTGTAGTATACCATAATTCTCTACGGTCTTTAGAGAATCTTTTTCAATCAAATCATCAATAGACTCAAACAGTGAAACAAATCTATTTCGATACTCTTCGGCTTTTTCAACCGCTTGTGCTTCCGTAATACTCTGGACATCTTTGGGACTTATACAGTATTTCCAGTCATTCCCTTTTTGATAAAGCGTATATATTGTTCGGAATCCACCTATACCGCCAAAATAACCAGTCGTAAATTCAAGGTTATATACAAGGCTATCATCTTCTTTACGCCCAAACAGGAGGTGTAGTAAAGCGCTCCCCGATACGCTTTCAATTGCCTTTTTTCCAAAACGCAATTGGAATTGTTCGTAAAGTGGTTCAACATCAATATACTCAAATGATTTGTTCTTCCAGCGTGTTAAAATTTCCTTTTCAACATCGCTTTTGCTTTCCCATTCATACCTGTCCTTTAATTCTCTGTCTCGTTCCTTCAAAATACCACTAATTTTATCATTATCAAGAACATCGCCACGCAAGGATAAAAGACGAAGGCACTCCTCCCTTCCAAGGACCTTGGACACTGGCATATAATCTACCGTTGAGGACTCCTCAATTTCTGGCGTTACTTCGTTTCCACTGCATACTTTCAGCAAATCCCTAAAACGCTCTATTGGCAGACGCTGTGAATACGAGGCGATTTCAGTTGTATCAAGCGTAAACAACGATACGAATTCAGGGTATGAAATGTTATAATGAGAAAGAAATGCTAAAATTAAGACATCTGTAAAGTCCCTATCATCCGCAGTGTCTGGCATCTCTACTCTCCAAAAACGGAAACACCATGCAGCAATTTTAGCCAATGGTATGTAGTTCCCCTTGAGCTGATTATTCTTGATGTATGTCAAATAACCATCATTAAACTTTAAATTGTTTTTGTTGTTTAAATCTCTTTGAATTATTGTGCTTACAAGAGAGTTATCAAGCGTATCCGAAATACGCGACCCAAGCATCTTAAATGGAGATCCACCATTATAATAATTGCCCGATTTATAATGATTTGCAATAGAAAACGGGAAAAGGGCGCAATACTTCAATCCATTTTCGGTGACAGCATCAAACACTCCTGCAAGGTCGTATAACCTTCTCAAACAATTTTCTCGTTCGTGTTGTTCAAAATCGCCCCACTTTTTATATGCCGCATAGCCAAAGCCATTAAGCCCAGATGCCTTAAAATACAAAAATAATCCAATCTGTTCTGGCTTTGAGTAATCTTTTGAGCGAAAATATTCAATAGAATTCGCCAAAGAATTTATATCAACATATTTTCCCATTTTCAATACCTCCGTCAATTCTTAAAGACTTGTGTCATTATTTCTTTTGCTATCGCATTAGCCAATCCGCACGGAACTGCATTACCTATAACTTTATACGATGCAACTATCTCCTTAAGGTTTTCATCATAAAAAATGTAGTCATCCGGGAATGATTGAATACGAGCGACTTCCCTAATGGTGTAACGCCTATTCTCGGTCGGATGAATAATTCCGCAGTTTTCTGGCTGCGCAGAGGCAGTGATCGTCCCATTAATCTCGTTTCTTGCAAATCTACGATAAAACTTCGGCGCATGATACTTTTGCATATTGTCTCTTATCTTTTTCAATCTTGGCGGGAGGTACTCATATGGAATATCTTTCCACGAGCCTCCCTCTGGAATATGAGGCAACATCGACATTGCCTGAGGAGACAAAGGCCAATCCACTTGATTCTTGACCTCCTTCGGAATGTCGAGGACATACTTTAGTGTTTGTCTTTCCGATTCAGGGATAGGCGTGGGGAAAATAAATTGCTTTTGCAAATCATTCCTTATCCCAACCATTATCAACCGTTCTCGCCTTTGAGGCACTCCATAATCAACGGAGTTAAGAACCTTATAAGTTACAGCATACCCCATTTCATTTAAGTCTGACGCAATAACATCAACCAAATTTCTTCCATCTACATACTTTGATGACATCAAACCTTTGACATTCTCGAATAGGAATACCTTGGGTTTCTTGGCTTTAATAATACGAAGGCACTCCAAATAAAGCATACCACGCGAATCGTTAATACCCTTACGACTTCCCGCATTGGAAAATGGTTGACACGGAAAGCCTGCAGTTATTACATCACAATTCGGGATTTCGTCTGCAGGAACTTCTCTGATATCTCTTCCGTCAATATCACCTAAATTCAACCTAAATGTGGCTTGAGCATCTTTATCAAAGTCATTTGCCCAAATTCTTTTAAACCCCGCTTGTTCGAAGCCAACATCCATTCCACCACACCCAGAGAACAATGAAACCAACGTTGGGGCGTCTGCAATGATGGGATACACATCTCCGCCCTCCAATGTAAATAGATCTTTAAGTTCGCAGGAAAATAACGAGCATAGTTTTTCAACAGTATCATAATCAACTCGTGTAGCCTTATCATTATACAAGGCGGAAACCGTACTCCTTGACAATCCCGTTTTCTCATGAACATCCTGTATAGTAAACCGTTTACTTCCCATTAGGGTAGAAAGATTGCAACGCATAATTAATATCTCCAATTTAAGTGTTTCCTGTATTATACCACATTTCTACGCCAAAATCAACAGGATGTCAGTCATTTTGAGAATATTTTTGATAAAACATCATTATTCGGAATACATCATTGAGCCACAAAAAAACGCTCGCCCCATCATTTGTTAGTCAAATGTATCTTTTTTACTATAAATAATGCCAATGACACAACAAACAAAGGAACGCCCAAGTAAAGAGCAATCATTCCTGCGGGTGTAAAATACCCCATCACTTTCTTGAATTCAAGAATAGCGGGTAAATTATCCCATATGGCCGTACCGAACGCCTTCAGTATTCCCCAAAAGGCTTGCCATAGAACTGTAATTATTTCAATAAAAATCTTCAATTAAACTCCTCCGCATAATTACTATGCTTTGTCCTTTATTCATTCGTTCCGGGTTTATCACGCATGCATACTTCGCCCGTCTTCGGATTTACCGATATTTCAATGTGTGGTTTCCGTTTGATACTGTCATTGTACACACCGTACCAATAGTTGTTAATTGCTTTCCTGCTCTTATATTCCTCGCTATTTGTATAGCTTGAATCTCTTCCAAGCCTTGCCTTTGGTAAAAAGAATTCACCGTAACTTTTCAAATAAGCAGTATAATCGCAAGTCCCTGCACACCATATTATATTTTTTGATATCTTTTGCTCACTGCCCAGTCTTAACCGCAACTCCCTTACAGCAAGTTTTTTGAATCCCTTTTCGAAGAATATGTAATTCGTCTTTGTTCGGTCAATTTCTGACTCATAAGCCAAGCAATCCGGATTCTCTTGCTTGATTTGTTGAACGAGCGACTTTTCCCCTTTCGTCAACTCTTTTCCGTTTTCTATTTTTAGCAGTATTTCTAAAAAACCGAAATGGATGCCGTCAATTATTACCAGTAAATCTCGCTCCTTTGATAGTGTTGGAAAAGACGCAGTCGCATCGTCATAAGCGAAAAAAGTCAAGAGATTGCTATTTGCCCCATGTTATTTCACCTCCGCCCTTGCCGTTTCACGGTCGCTTGCCCAGTATGAAATTTTTTCTCCCGGAAAGATATTTAAATATCTTCCTTGGCTCATTCGTAGATTCCCGGCATGCAACTCGCTAACAGTTTTTCCATAAAAACTATCTTGGAATGGAACGCATCGGAAAAAGTCGAATTCGCCTGTTTCGACAATCGGCAATGATTTATGCTTATATATCGGCACGCTTAAGTAATGATTGCTATAGAAATTACTCATTGGGGATAATATAACCTCTCCTATCCACTTTTTATGTACTACCGTCTTCCTTTTCTATGCAATGCTCCTTCATATTTTGGATTGAAAGCATAATGCATAACCGCCTCTATCAACTCAATCGCCGCATCTCCGCAACTTGCATCAACAAGTATATTTATACGGTGAGTATTAGCTTTTATCCAATCGGATGCATTTTCCTCATTCATTTCTGTTTTCCACATACTTTTATCGGCAACTAAAGATTTTGCCAATGTACTTCTCGCATTAAATCCATAATGTTGCGATGAATACCTTGCATTCGACTTCTCGTTTGCTTTACCGATTTTTAGTGCTTCGTCTTTGTAGAAAAACATATATACTGCGCACTTTCCCTTGGGGAGTTGTGAGCTTTGATGTGGGCATCCCCTATCTTCTATGATGTAATCTTTTTCTGTTATCGGATTGCCAAGCTCAATGGATAGACGGCAAACGATATCCATTATATTTTTGACTTGATCTACAATGCCATTGCTCATCTTTTATCTGCCACCTCCCTCGTTTCTGCAGTCATTGTCAGGGCAATCTTCACATTCACAATCTTCGTAATACTCATCGCATTCCGAACATCTTTCATCCCAATCGTCATCAAAGATGTTTGATTTCTTTTCTTTGACCTTTTTCTTTGGTGTTCCAAACAACACATCCCACAACGAAGGTTCTCTATCTCTCATATTAATTATTCCTCCTATCTTCTCTATACCCGTCCATCAATGATTGAATATAATCAGTAACATTTGCTACCACTTCATCCGGACCTATGACTTGCAATTTGTCTCCGAACGACAAGCACCACCCAAAGAATGTCGGACTCAACTGCACCGCCGCTTTGAAACGCAGTTTTCCGTTCTCGTCCGGGATGATCTCCACCTTGTCTCCAAAGATATCAAAGATGGGATCTAAAATGCTCGCATCGGCTTGGAACTCTACCAACTGCTCTTCGCCTTGGAACATTCCAAACAAGGTCTTTTTGTGCCTTTTCAAATCGATCGGCTCGCCTTTATATACGTCTATAGGTTGATTAACGACCATTTCGACATGGTCCATTCGGTCTATGCGATAATGCACCACGCCCTCAAATCTTCCGTAGTAGCATATCAGGTAGTAGTTGTCATCGTCATAAATCGTGGCAAGCGGATTGACGAAGTATCTCTTCCCGTTTCGCCTATATATCCGCTCATGCTTTGAGTTGAAGTCGAAGTATTCAAACGAAACTTTCTTATTATTCTCTATCGCCAAGTTGATTTCGCTTATCGAATAGAAGATGCTTTCGTTTGCACTCTTTGTCGTATTGAATTTTACGATATTGCTCCGCAAGAGTTCCGCACGGTGGCTACCGCCAAGGTCGGCTATTTTATCTAATAGGACTTCGGTTTTGCTCGGTGTAATAAAACTCGATGCCTGAACCGCATCCATAAGTATGCGAAGTTCCGGGACGTCAAAGCTGCGGTCCACCACACAATACTTGTTCGGCTTGCCGGGATTCTTCTCGCACAGTACTTCGTACCCGAAATCATTGAGAACGTCAATATCTCCGTACAGCGTTCGTCTGTCGCACTCTATGCCCATAGCAGCAAGTTTGGACAGTATTTCCGTGGACTCTATGTAATGGTCTTCATCCGAATCTTGGCGCAGTATCTCAAGGATTTTTATGAGTTTTATTTTGTACGCTTTCTCTTGCTTCATCGACCGACTCCTATACCTCTCCCATTTTAGTTAACCATATTATAGCATAAATCTATACGAATGTAAAGAGCGGGCTGTACAATTTATGCGACACCATTGCATTTGTGTAAAAAAGGAGCGGCTTTCCTTTCGAAAACCACTCCCCGCGGAGATTAGTCCGCTTTCTTGTTGTAAACCATGTTTGCCTTGGTTAAGTCATAAATGATAGCCTTTTCTTCGGGAACGAAGATGCCGTTCATCTTGCGCGATGCACCATCGCCCCACTGCATAAGCTGCACAATCGTTGCGTGCGCGGCTTTGAATGCCACATTGATGACCGACTTTTTACCCGATTCGGACGGCTCCGATACTTTGAATTCAATCGAGTTTGCACCCTGTTCGTCCGTTGCCTGTATAGCAAACTTTTTGTTGTCTGCATCGATGAGCATTTGGATGTACTTGGGATAGCCAAGTTCGGCTGCGGTGTCCGCATTGAATTTGAAGTATTTGTTGGTGACCGTAACGGTCGATTCACTGGTGTTGCCATATACGCTGATTACTTTGAAACCTTTTAACATTTTTGTTTTCTCCTTGATTTTTGTTTTTTAGAAATTTCTTTAAGTTGTTCGATGTCTATCTTTTCAACAGCGGACGGGATAGGAACGAAGCCTGTCAAAAGTCCTGACTTAATAGGTTTGAACTTAACCTTTATTTTGGGCTCTTTGGTGTGGCGAGCCCTATTGCCACCATCGAGGAAACGCTCTTGCACGTCCTCGTAGACCTTGCGTGAGACGATTGCCGGATGATAGTTCTTCATTCGGTATTGGGAAACTATGCCCTCGTTCTTTACCGATTTATGCGAGAACAAGTCAACCGTGACCGTCTTTTGCATTCGCATTTCACCGCAATACTTTTCATTGTGTAGCATTCCTGCGACCGTTCCCGGTTGCCATCTGACATTGCCTTTTGGTGTTGGTATTTCAGCCATTGTCAATGCTTCGGCTATCTCGACCGTGCTTTTGCCTTCCAAGTATGCAGTGAACATAAACCTTACGATTTCAGCCTCTTTCTCGATTATGAATATCTTGCCGTTTTCGTCTGTGTCATAGCCCATTATCGCCCACATATTGTTTACGGGTATTCCCTTCTTAAACCGCTGACGATATGACCATTTCAAGGCTTCCGACTTTGCCTCGGACTCACCTTGCGCTACCGTGCTTAACAGTGTAAGGAAAGTTTCGCTGATGGTGTCCAAGGTGTTGTATCCGTTCATCTCGAAGAATACTCCGACAGGCGGTTTGAGAGCTTTGAGTCTTCGCACGTAGGAAATACAGTCAAGGGTATTCCTTGCAAAACGGCTGATTGATTTTGTAACAATCATGTCTATCTTGCCGTCTTCCGCATCTTGGATCATCTGCAAAAACTGCACGCGATGATTTACCGATGTTCCCGAAATACCCTCATCGGCATACACACCGACAAGCGTCCAATTGTCGTGCTTATTGATGTACTCCGTGTAATGTTGGACTTGTAGTTCGTAGCTCGATTGCTGCGACTCTTCGTCTGTACTTACTCGGCAATAGGCACAGACACGCAATTGCTTGTTTACTGTATCCCTGACATACTCTTCCTTTGGCGGTATCTCTTCGATATCTATATGGTTCTCTTCCAAGAATGCCGCTTGTATCCGCTTGGCAGAGGCTGTCCTCTTTTTGTCTCTTCGTTGTATCATTTTCTCACCTCCCTTTCGCCCATTATTTGCCTTATCAGCACGAGCGAATAGGCCTCCTATCCGAGCCTACATATATAATAAACTTTCGCCCAGTATTTTGCTATGGGATACGCGCCCCAAGCTGCTATAAATAAGATTTTTTAATACGATTTCAATGGAAACTCTGTTTTTTGTGATGTTTCTGAAAATTCCCGTCCGAGTGAAAAACGATGCTGTCGGAGACATAAAAAAAGGCCGAGCAACAGGTTCACCGCTACTCGGTCTAATGTTTTTATATGTTTTGGGTTCAAATCCCCGTGGACGCCTGCCCCCTTTTCGGCTTAAAAAGACGCTCCTTTTTGTTCGTCATTGACACTCAAAAACCGCTATATTTTATAGCGGTTTTATCGTCTTCACCAAGCGGACTTGAGTACCGAATGCTGACCGCGAGCAAAGAGAGAGGCAAGCGCGCAGCATTTGCCGAAATCGTGCGAAGTGGACATAGCAAACAAAACCAACACGCAGTGTTCGTGCATAGCACGGTGGTGCGTAAGCACCTTTTTGTTTCGCGTAGACGCGATTGCCACTGCGTGTAACAATCGCTATTACATTCACTTCGTTCTCTACAAGTCCGCCTGGGTGTACCAAGTCGCCACGGTTGAACACCAAAATTCAACCGGGTATTTTTTGCATTTTCACTCTTTTAGATGCAAATATGCGCGCTCTCACTCGACCGTTATTCTTCCGCGATGTCGCATGCCGGAGCAACAACGGAAGAGAGTTCGTCAGGAACGCCCTCTTGTTCGTCCTCGTCGAAATTGAGGATGTTTTCCATTTCTTCGCGTTGTTTTTTGAGCACGGGAAGTTCATCCGTGCAGAACAAACGCACTTTGCCGTCCTTATTCTTTCCGACGATGTTGAGGATTTTGCCTTTTGTTACGCATATGCCGGCAAACAGCGGTTCGAGCAAGAAAAGGATTGAGAGCAAAAGCATAAACACAAGCACAACCCAAAGAAATGCGCCGTTGCCGAACCATGCCATAAATCCTTTGAGGATGTTGTCGGTGCGCATAACTTGGTCTACCACGAACAACTCGTCAAACGCCGGCATACCCGTCGTAGTGGCTTTTGCCGCAAGCGGCAAGATTGCGATAAACACGTACACGAGCGGAAGAGTGAGCACAAACGCAAACGTCGTAATTCCGATAGTAAGTCCGTTGCGGAGTTTCTTGTTTGGGAATCTCAACGCCACGTTTGAAAACAGCATAATGCCCGCACTCATAGTGAGAATGACCACGATATACTTTGCAAGAACGTTGTCGATTTGGCTGAACGCCGTGAAAAACGCGATATTGTCGGGATTTTCCATATCCTGCATTGCGTTGAGCAAAAAGAGAATGCCCAAAACGATGATTGCCACCGAAAGCCCCAAAAGCGCAAAAAGCACCTTTTCGGTCTTTGTGAGTTGTTTCACCATAATTTTACCCCTAAAATTTATAAAACAATTATAAACTACAATCGGACAATGTGCAAGAAAAAACTTTTTAGGCACTATGCCACGGCTTCCGTTTGCAACGCGCGTGGCGTGGAAAATTCGGCAATCCGAGCGGTACTTAAAAAAACAGCCTCTCATCCGCAAAAAAGCACCGTTTGAGCGGTGCTTTTTTTGTTGACTATACGTCTTGAAATTATTTTCAAAAATCGGGCGCCTTTACTTTTTCACAATCTTTTTATCTGCGCGACCTGCAAGCCATTTCACGTCGTCCAATATCTGATAATCGTATCTTATGACGTCGGTTTCTTCTTCGCTCCTGTGCTCGACTTCCGCTCTGATTTTTCTGTAATTCACAAGCCCGTCGAAAGTGGTAAGGCATCCGTGCTTGCGAAGCTCGAAATTCTTAAATATGCCCTCTTTCATTTTGGCAACGGGCATAGGAATCATGCCGCAAGTGATTGCGTATGCGTTCCATCTTTGGTGCTCCTGGATAGCCATACGTCCCCTCAAACTGTCGAATTTGAAGGAGTCGTTGGTGTAAACCACGCCTTTTCTGCCTTCGATTTCGCTGCCGTCGTAAACGATGGGATCGTCTTTTTCGTATGTGCACATAAACTCGTCGGACGCATCCTTCTCGCCATCCGCTTTGTCGCGCAAGTCGAAACCGATGAGTTGCAGTTTCATTCTTATGGCAAGCACACCGTAAATGTTTGCTTCGCGCTGGAATTGAGCTTGCTTATACCAGCTTCTCGTAGCTTTGAGTTTTTCGCCGTCCTCGTCTATTTTCACGATATCGCGCATTTCTTGCGCCGCCTTTTTCTTTTCGCTCTCGTATGCGTAGGCAAGCTCGTAACAACGATGTCTGTCCATTGCCAACGCCTCGTTCTTTTCGTTTACGATTGCGTTTACGTTGTACACAAGCTCGCCCTCGTTGCCGAACACGATAAAATCGACGTCTTTATCAACGCTTCCGATAACGTCGTTTTTGAGCTTATCGTCGCGGATTTTGACAAACACTTTCGTTTGCTCGAAGATTTCCCACTCTTTGAGTTTCGTGCAAATCTTTTCGGCAAAGTCAAGATTTTCCAAATCGGAGCCGAATGCGACGATGAGATAGTTGTAGTTTTTCTTGCCGCTTTTTTCGCTCAAATTTTCTTTGAGAGATTTGTAGAAATCGTCGTCGTTTATATCGAGCTCGAAAAACTTTTCGTTTGCCGGCTTGCACGGCAAGGGCAAATACTCGTCCTGTCCGAGTTCTCTCTCGAAGCGGTAGTAGTCGTGATTGAGATTTTTGTCGTTTCTTGCGTCCTTTTTGTCGTAAATCCAATAGTTGACGGCTTTGGGAACGAATTTGCCGTCCTCGATGCTCATAAACTGATTGTTTTCAACGGACGTAAGGAAGATTTGTCTGTTCGCTTTTCCGAAGCCGATAAGCGCGACGTTGAGCGAAACGCCGGACTTCACCGTTGCGGTTGCATAGTCGATTTGCTCGTCGTCCATAAACTCCGTAAGCGGATAATTGTAGACGAAATCGTACGCAACGAGCTTATACTTATTGACGTAATGCACGAGTCCCGACGTTCTTTTGACAAATTTCAGGAAAGTGGATTTGTTTTCGGGTTCGCCGAACACGTATGCGTTCAATCCCCTATCGCCGCCCGGGCAATATTTTTCGAGGGACAACTCGCTTATAACGCCTGCGATTTGCTCGGTAAAAGCAAGATTGATTTTGTCGTCGCCCGTGTTCACTATAACTTCTACGCTACGGTTGTCGAAATCCTTGAACAGTTCGCGCAAATTCTTTGCGAAATCGTCTGCCGATTCGACCTTTGCATACGAAACCTTTTCGACAAAAGCAAACTTTTTCAAATCCTCGTTCACTTCTTTTGCCACGACGATGCAGTTTGCGCTCTCGCCTTTTTTCGCGATGGATTTGACTATGCTCTTGTTTTGCGGATTGAAGCCGACAACTACGAAACACTTCTTTGCGTTTTTGGCACGCTCTTTCCAAACGTGATTGAGCACTCTTCTGTACACGATAGTAACCGCCAAAAAGCTCGCGTTGAGCGCAACCATAACGAAGCACAACCACATAACCGCCTTAAAAGCGGAATTTGCCTCCATAAGCGGTTTTACGGCGGAATAATCGTACTTCAAAACAACCAAATCCACACTCGACTTCACCGCGTCGAAAAACGCCTCGTCTGCCGCCGAACCGTTAAACTTGTTCGCAAGATAGAACAGGGGAATCGCGACAAAGTAAATCGCCCAGAACTTGCCCTTTTTGTAATTTTTGTAATATTCCAACCTATCCGCCCTGCCGCGTCTTGCGATATTCACTATCGACGTTGCAAGGATTGCAATCATAATTGCAAAGCACAGCCAAATAACGATACTCATGTTTTTCACCTACGTTTTGTTTGCTATATCTTAACACACGCACGACGTTTTTTCCATACGTTATGCCGTTTTTTTGCAATTTTGTTTGAAACGAGTCGATTTTTTATAAAAATATCGTACGTTTGCGTGTTTGCGCTATTGCGAAAAGAGTACGAATATGTTAAAATTATATACAAGTTGTTCAATACTTCCGCATTTTGACGATTTTCGTCTTGCTACAAACGAAGTTGCGATGCGTACGAGAAAAAAATGAAACTTGAAAGGTTATCCGAACAAAATCAAAAATATTATGCCGCCGCCAAAGCTCTTTACGAAGAGGCTTTTCCGGTGTTGGAAAGAAGGGACGATACGGGGCAGGCGCGCATCATGCAAAACCCTGCTTATCACTTCGATTTTATCACGGACGAGGACGGTTTCGTAGGCATTATGCTGTATTGGGAAACGGACTCTTTCGTATATCTCGAACATTTTGCCATTTTGCCCGAACTTCGTTGCAAAGGCAAAGCAACCGCCGCCCTCGGCATACTCGAAGAGCAATCTCAAAAAACCGTTATTCTTGAAATCGAGCCGCCTTGCGACGATACGAGCATACGCAGATACCGCTTTTATCAAAGAAGTGGTTTCGTCATGAATCCGCACGAGCATTTGCAAGCGAAATATCACCTTGGCGACGCCGATTTATATCTGAAAATACTCACCTATCCGCGTGAAATATCCAAAGACGAATATGCTGCGTTCCGCAAATTCGTAGACGCGGAAGTTGCCGTAAACGACGAGATCGTCGTGCGTCCCATGCAGGATTGCGACGACCGCATGCAAGTGGCAAATCTCATTTATATGACGGACAAATACATCTATCCATATTGGTTCGACTCCGCGGAGGACGGCGCAAAGGTCATTGCAAAAATGACGTCGTTACCCACGCTTTACAACCAAAAAAATATCACGGTTGCGGTTGCAAAAAACGGACGTATTGCGGGCGTACTCGTTTCGTGCTACTCCCCCGTCATTGAAAACGAGGAGCATATCCGCAAAGCATTCGAAGAGGCAAACGTGCCGTGCGACGAGCGCACTCACAGGATCTTTTCGGACTATTACGCCAAAATGGCGGAGGATAAGGACGGATTTTACGTTGCAAACATTGCCGTCGACCCGCAATTCAGAAACAAAGGCGTTGCGTCAAAACTCATAACTCAAACGATAAAGGACAAAGGCACTTGCCATCTTGAATGCGTCATTGCAAATCAAGGCGCATGGAAGCTGTATCAAAAGCTCGGTTTTCGCATCACGGGAGAATATCCCGGCGTATTCGACGTGCCGTGCTACACAATGGTAAAAGATTAGAAGAGGGAAATTATGGACGTATTTATAAGTTATCGTCGCGACGGCGGCTATGCGCTTGCAAGGCTGATATACGAATGGTTGCACAGAGAAAACATCACCGTTTTTCTCGACTTGGAAGAGTTACGATCGGGTCCTTTCAACGAAAAACTTTATTCGGCAATCGAGGATTCACAAAACTTCGTGCTTATCCTGCCCTCTCACGCACTTGATCGTTGCTCAAATCAGGACGATTGGCTAAGATTGGAAATCGAACACGCCATAAAATACAAGAAAAACATAATTCCCATCATGGTGGACGGTTTTGAATTTCCCAAAGCATTGCCCTCTTCCATGCAGGTTTTGCCATTCTTCAACGGCGTGCAAATCAGTCGAGAATACTTTGACGCGTCCATGGTCAAGTTGATTTCGATGTTGCAAGGCATTAAGAAGAGCGACGGCGATCTTCTCACCCGCCACGACGACGTAAGATATTATCTTGACGAAGACGAAAAAGAAAAACATCGTTTGCAGACGGAAGATCACCTTTTGGACAAATACGAAACCCCGATAATTCACAAACTTCTGGAAGGCAAAAAGGACGCCGTTTGCCTTGACGTAAACGTGCTCAACCCCGAAAGCGCATTCCAACGCTTTGAAAATCCCGAAGTCGGCAAAGTCATTGCCCTCACCTACTCCCAAGAAGTTGCCGACAGAGGCAACAACATGCGCAAAGACGACAACGTGCGTTTCTTCGCGACGCAATTCGAAGCGGACGATTTTGAAGACAAACTGGAAAGTTATCTCGACTCGGTGGGTGCGGACGGCATAGACTTTGTGTGTTTGAGCATGGCGATTATGGATTTCAAAAAGCCTTTCCGCATATTGCAGGCAATCCGCAACTGCCTCAACGACGACGCGGTGATGATAATTCGCGACGTTGACGACGGCGCAGTGTTTGCCTACCCCGACAACGACGGACTTTTCAGGAAAATGCAATCCTACTATATCCACAACAAGTACAGCGGATTCCGCTACACCGGAAGGCAAATCTATTCGTACGTGCGCAAAATGGAACCGAAAACCATTTGCCTCGAAAAATACGGTATAAACACCGCCGATATGTCGCGCAAAGACAAAAAGATGCTGTTTGAAGCGTGGTTTAGCTTCATCCCCAACGACTTCGGAAGAATGTTGCGTGAAAATCCCGATTCCAAGATTTCACGCGAAGTGGTGGATTTTTGCCAAAACCATTACGACGAACTCAACGAGCAGTTTTTCTCCAACGAAACAATATTCTCGGCAGGTTACGTCATCTATTCCGTGCGATTTTAATTTTACTATTGAAGGGAAAAACGGTTTTGCCATTTGCGACAAAACCGTTTTTTTGATTGTTGTAGGTATTCATAATTCAATTCTGATACCGAAATAATCGTTAGAAAAGGATAATACGAACCCCGAATTTGTCTCGGTGTTCGTATTATTTCCTTTTGGTGGAGCGTTAGTAACGTAAATCGAATAGTTTATTCGTAATTTTTAAGTAGTTCTTCTATTTTTGAGATTGAATGTCTAAACTGCAAGAAATCGCTTTGTGTCCAGTTTTGAGATGACTCTGTGTAACTGTGATCCGGTACCCTTCTTGCTTTATTTATTATATCAAAATCATTTCTTACAAAGACACAGACAAAAGCAAATGTAAGGAGGGATAATCCAAGAAAATAAGTGAGACAAAGGCTAATTTGACAAATAAATATACTTATGATAAAATTATAGTGAGTATTTATGGAGGTTATACTATGAATAATAAAATAAAATGCACACAATGTGGTTGTGAAGATTTGGAGGAAGTTGGTTTTCCTTATGAAGTAGAATTAGACACTGTAGCAGTAGGACTAGTGGGAGAATCTTTTCAATATGCTTTACAAAACGATGTTTATGCAAGTACATATATTTGTACTAAGTGTGGACATTTTGAATTTTTTAATCCTAAATTGGCTGAACAGGTTCTTAAAGATAGAGAAAAAAATGCAAAAATTCAACAAGAGATTGGGAATTTAGATAAAAATATTCTAGAAAATAATAATAAAATTGGGGAAATTGAACAACAAATCAATTCAATTACTATACAATTAAAAAATATAGATATAACAATCAGACAAAGTAATGAATTAAAGGAAAATAAGCAAAAATTGATCAATACTGTTGAAAGTTTGAAGAAAGATAATAAGAAATTGCTTGATAGACAAAAAGATTTAAAAAAGAAACTATCACAAAATAAAAATAATTACTGAAAAAACTTCATCTTAATTGAAAGATTGTTATTTACACAATGACTTCCTTTCCGTCAGTCTGAACTGCATTCTAATATGCGGTTCTTTTATTTTTGCAAAAATGTTGTTGCAGGCATAGTTATCCCAACACCAAAGATTAACTGCACGCATTTCTCATTTTCACGAGTTTGCAACGAAGAGTTCGGCAACAATGTTGCCGGCGGCACAAATGCCGCCGAATCTCTCTCGACAAAACAAAAAGCACTCTTCCGAGTGCTATTTTTGTGGCGGAAGCGGTGGGATTCGTAGCAGTCACAGACTGCGTAATAGCGGAGCGAGCGTGTTTACTCGCATAGCGGAGCGTCAGCCACGAACGAGTGGGTTGTGTGCGCCTTGCGCACACCAAGTGTTTGCAAAAACACTTGCGAATCCACCCGACAAAGACAACGAAACCCTACTAAACAGTAGGGTTTCAGGCGTTGGCGGACATTTTTTAGCCCCAACTGAACACCCTAAAATTGCTTGTGTAATATATACTTTGTATATATTAAGTTGTTTTTTTATTTGTGAATTTTTACAAAAGTGTACATTTTTATTCAAAAACTTAGCTTATAATTCGAAACCCTCATATAAACAAAATTATCTCATAATCGGTAACAATTGGCTCTTTTCCTATTTTGTGTTGGTCTATGGTTATGCGCTGATTAAATGAGTAAAAAGAAAAGGCCTGATGCAGTTCGTCATCAGGTCTTTTTCCATCGGTATAATTGAAGTGAATTTCTATCTTATCATTATATAGCACAACTTGTTTTATTAGCAGTTGTATCATTTGCAGCGGTCGCTTTTTTACTGCGGATTGTAGGTATTTTACTATATCGTGTTTCTGTATTATCAAATTAGATTTTAGTTTCTCAACGGCAATCTTATTGATTAGTTCCGCCTTTTCAGCCTCTAATGCATTCAGTCGTTCTTTTGTTGTTTGACTGATAATA